TATCAATATTTGTATTTGGTGCAACAAATAAAATATCCTTGTAAATATCTTTAAATAAATTGTTGTGGAATGATGAACAAATAACTGTACAGTTATGTTTTTTTCTAAATTCTTCTACATATGGAATCCATGCAATATTATCACCCAATGCATATCCATCTATTTTTATAAAAACAACCTTACCATTTGGATTGAAAGTATCTGACGCAACTAATTCACCATTTAACCTAACCTCAATGTACCAATTACTGCACCACTGATTTAATCCAGAATATAATATTTGATTTGTTTTACATTTAAAACTTTTAATATGTTGTAAACCGTTTAATTTTACAATATAAAATAATACATCATATTCATTATTACCATAACCTTTTATGGTAACACTTGGTGCATTTGCTTCTTTTGGTAATGTTGTTTTATAATTAAATTCGAAAGTGTCCATTTCATTAATCTAATAAATAAAGTAATAAAATAAATACTTTCGAACCTAAAAATTAGTTTGCTGGATTTAAACCTGTTAAATCTTCTCTAACCACTGGTTGAGGGATTACAACTGGTTCATACTTTTCAGTTTCCAATAATGCTTCATGTGTTTTAGATAATAATGTTGCATTATCATCAGATTCTCCACCTTCGAAATCTACTCTGTAGATAAAATCAGATGAATCTGAAACTAAAATAATCCATTTTCCATTTTCAAATGTTGCTCTAATCACTTTTGCCGCAGCAACTTCTTCAGCTGTTAACTTTGCCATAATTTTTGTTTTTTTTTTATTTATTTTCTAATATAGTTATTTTATTTCTAAGAGTAACTAGCTCTTCTTTTAATTCGTTAATTATTTTTTGTTGTTCTTTTATTGATTCAACCAATAATGATGTAACTTCTTTATATTGTACACCCATATATCCATTATCACCATTTGTGAATGTTAATTCTGGAACCACAACATTAACTTCTTGTGCTATAAATCCATATCTTAAACCATCACCACCAGCTTCTCTATCTTTCCAATTATAAGTAACACCTCTAAGATTTGAAACCTTATCTAATGCATTCTCAATTGTATTTATATTTTCTTTTAATCTTTCATCAGAAGCTTGATTAACAACAAATCCACTAGCATCAACACCTATATCAGTAACACCTGGACCAGCACCAACAGTTTTAATATTTAAACCATCAACATATGTGTTGTCAGCAGTTGAACCTGTAATATTTGCTCCAAATACAATTGTATTATTAGCATTTGCTACAGAACCAAAACCGTGAACAAATGAATAAATACCGATAGCCTTAGTGCTAAAACCCCCAGAATGTGAATAATCACCTTTGGCCGTTGTTTGTCTACCTTCAGAGTGTGAATAATCACCCATCGAAGTGGTAAAACCACCTTCAGCGTGTGATGTAAAACCACTTGCCACAGTAAAAGTACCTTCAGCATGTGATTGACTATTTAAAACTGTGGTATTGGAACCCTCACCATGTGAATAAGGACCCAAAACTGTTGTAAAATAACCCTCAACATGTGAATGAGTCCCTATTACTGTTGTAAATTGACCTTCAGCATGTGAATAATCACCAATAGAGGTTGTAGATTGACCCTCAGCATGTGAAGATTGACCACTTGAAACGGTGGACCTACCCTCAGAATGTGAATAAATACCAATAGCTTTTGTACTAGAACCTTCAGCGTGTGAATAATCACCCCTTGCTGTTGTAGTAATACCCTCAGCATGTGATGATGAACCACTAGCTGTTGTTTGTCTACCTTCAGCATGTGAATAAATACCAATAGCTTTTGTATTAGAACCTTCAGCGTGTGAGAATTGACCCATCGCTCTTGTAACTTGACCTTCAGCATGTGAAGATTGACCACTAGCTATTGTAGATTGACCTTCAGCATGTGATGCAATTCCAATTGCTGTTGCTTGTTGACCCTCAGCGTGTGAATATTGTCCACCAGCTGTTGTATTATAACCTTCGGAATGAGAATAATCACCTTGTGCTAATGTAGCATCACCTTCAGCATGTGATGTATAACCGCTTGCTGTAGCAGAACCTTCAGCATGCGACCTAGCCCCAATAGCTGTTGAAAGCCTACCTTCAGCATGTGATGATTCACCTTGTGCTAATGTTTGCCTACCTTCAGCATGTGAAGATTGACCCCTAGCAGTTGTAGATTGACCTTCAGCATGTGAATAATCACCTCTTGCCGTTGTAGTAATACCTTCGGCATGTGACGATATACCACTAGCTATTGTGGTAGAACCTTCAGCATGTGAATAAATACCAATACTTTTTGTAAAAACACCTTCAGAATGTGATGCCAAACCAATGGCTGTTGTTTGACTACCCTCAGCATGAGATGAATCACCACTAGCAATTGAGTTAGAACCCTCACCATGTGAATATGGACCAACAGCTGTTGTACCAGCCCCTTCAGAGTGTGATGCTGTACCAATTGCTTTTGATTGACCTTCAGCATGTGAAGCATTACCAATAGATAAAGAACCAGCACCTTCGGCATGTGAATAATCACCTTGTGCTGTTGTAGTAACACCCTCAGCGTGTGAGCCAGCACCTATTGCAGTACCACCAGAATAATATGTAAACGCCCCATCAAAATATCCACCTTCAGCATGTGATGCCCAACCTATCGCTGTTGTTTTATAACCTTCAGCATGTGAAGTACTACCACTAGCTGTTGTGCCCCTACCCTCAGCATGCGCTGCTGTATTAGTGGCGGTGCTACCAGAACCTTCAGCATGTGAATAGTCACCTATCGCCAAAGTATTAGAACCCTCAGCATGCGATGCAGTACCAATTGAACTTGTTTGCTGACCTTCAGCATGCGAACTATTACCACTTGCAGTACCACCTTTTATATAAAAAAATGGTAAAGCATTATAACCACCTTCAGCATGAGAACCATTACCAGCAGCCGTTGAATACACCCCTTCAGCATGTGAATAAGAACCGTTGAGAGTTGTTGTAGTTCTAAAACCTTCAGCATGCCCACCGTTACCCATAACTTCAGTTTCAATACCTTCAGCGTGTCCAGCTAGTGCATATAATCTAGTTATTGAACCATAACCCTCAGCATGTGAATGATTACCTTTTGCGGTTGTTAACACACCTTCAGCGTGCGCTTGCGCACCACTAGCTATTGTTTGAAATCCTTCAGAATGTGCACGAGCACCAATTGCAATTGTTTGATATCCTTCAGCATGTGAATATTGACCACTAGCTGTATTACCAGAACCAAATGCAAATGATAATGTACCACTTGCGGTTGAACCAGTTGTTTGAATTGAATCATGAACCGTTATTGGCGAGCAACCATGTAAATTACTAACCCATAAATCAGATATACAAGATGCAGATGTATTACCCGTAAAACTACCACCACCTGTAATACCAGATAAATTAACACTATAAGCGGATAAACTATCCGTTCTATCAAAATATATTGTATCACCGATTAATGTAGAACCAGTTGTATAAAAATCAGTATAACCCGTTAAAAATCCAGATACACTAAATGTACCACCACTATTATTAGTAAATGTAGCAATACCGTTAGATGGGTTATACGTACCACCAGTTACAAATATTTCAGTTGAACCTGTATAAAACCCAGACAATGTAGTAGTACCACCAGTTGTATTTGTAAAAGTTATAACACCAGTAGATGGGTTATAAGTGGTTCCAGTTAAACAATCATTAATTGGACCAACTAATGGGGATAAATCCAATTGTAAAGTATCACCATTTATCCTATCTAATATCAATGTTGTTCCAGATGTTGAACCAGAATAAATATCATATCCTTTTAAGTAAATAAAATTATTATCAACATCAGCCCAAGATAAAACACTACCAGTTGTTAAATCTGAAACTGGTAATGTCCATGGGCTAATTATACTTCTTAAAATTAATTTATTATTTGGCATTTCTTATAGTTATATTTACTTATTATAATTTATTGTGATTGGTATTATTAACCACCAGCTAGTTTATCTTGTATTATTGTTTGTATTTCACTCCTTGTATCCTCAAATTTTTGAGTCACATTTGGGTTTGATTTAAATTCATCAACCAAACTACTAAATGAACAAGAACTACAATCACTATAAAGACCTAAAAAGTTATACTCTGTTCCAGGTTCTTCAGACGTATCAACAAAGGTATAACAACCTAAACCATCTATGTTAACGCTTGTAATTCTACCCTCTTTTATTCCATCAAAATCTGGTTCTGATATGTTTAATATTGCTATTATTGGGTCTTGTGAACCATCACAAGAATTTAATAAAAATCTAGGTGCTGCCATTATATTTTATATTTTTTTTAATCTGTTATATTTACGATGTTTAATACATCAGAACCATCATAATATGATAATCTATTATTGTTACTTGAATTTTCAAATACTTCACAATTATAATTTGAGTACACATATGTTGCTGTTGAAAAATCAACCGACTGAACTTCGGATTTTATGATATTTTTTCTAAAATCATTACCAATGTTTTCATTATATCTAAAAAGATTACTAATATCATTTAATGAAAAATTAGAACCTATAATTTCATTACCAAAAAATTCATTACCAATTCTATTTCGGTCAAAATCACTACCACGATTTGACGATGTGAAATTAGAGTTCCAAGTTGTATTTGTTGGTGAAACTGAACCATTAAATGACCCTTCAACAGCTACATTATAAATACCACCCCCATTATCATCTCTTTTAATTTCAAGAACACCTGGAATTATAACATCAATTGTTGATGCGCTATAATCTGGTCTTTCAAATATTACTGTAGGTCCAGATGATGGGTATACTAATTGTCTACTGTATTTGAATCCACCACCATTTCCACCTTGTGTCCATTTAGTAAATACAAAACTGTAATATTCATTGTTAATAGTATCTAGCATAATAAGTTCTCTACCAATTATATAATTACCAATATTACCATCTAATGCATCCTTAAAATTATCATAGTTTCTAGATGTGACATCAGATGTATCATAAAAACCAAATCCAGAACCAAATCTATTATTACTAAAATTGGCCCCTATATTATTACTATTAGCATCACTAATTCTATTATTACTAAAATAACCACCTATAATATTGTTATTAAATCCATCATTAATAACATTATTATTAGCACCATCACCTATTTTATTAGTGTCAAAATAAGATAATTTATTATTATTAAATCCATTACCTATAGTATTTTTTACAAATTCATCACCACAAATATTATTATTGAATTGGTTACCTATTTCATTATTTTGGAATTCTGAATAAACAATATTCTCTCTAAAATCATTACCAATATCATTTCTACGAAAAGAACTTATACTAGGTTCCCCAATAAAGTTATTATAGAAATTATTACCGATTAAATTATCAAAGAAATCTGAATAAATGGTATTACCAAAACTATAACCAAATCTTTCACCTATTTTATTATTATAAGCGTTGTAAATAATATTCCCTGAATTAGTGTTGCTATTACCAAATAAATTACCGATTTCGTTAAATCTAAATTCATCAATTTGGTTATATACTGCATAATTTCCTATTTTATTTGATGTAAAATCATTCCCAATTTGATTTGGGTACCCACCAATACCACCATTACCTGTAAAATAATTACCGATTACGTTATCTTGTGCTGTATCCCCAAATGAATTTAAACTAAGGTAATCACCGATTTTATTACCAGTAAATCCTGTTCCAAATATATTCATTATGGTATTATTACCTATAACATTATTTTGGAAATCAGAAGCAATAATATTTCCACCATCACCACCAGAACCAGCACCATCTGTTGGGTAATTTAAATTATTACCAAAATAGTCACCGATTTTATTATATTTAAATCCAGAAGAAATTAAGTTTTGAACTGGCGTTCCGCTGAAAGAAGCATCATTACCAAAATAGTCACCTATTATATTTGATTCAAAATTATCACCAATACCATTATTAATAAAATAATTTTTTATTTGGTTATTTTCAAAATTATTACCTATTTCATTATTTTTAAACTCATTACCAATAACATTATTATATGCAAATTGTCCAATAGTGTTATTTTCAAAATTATCATTTATGGTGTTACCGTATGGGTCTCCACCACCGTAACCAAAATCACTACCTATTGTGTTATTCCTAAAATTATTACCAATTTTATTATACGCAAATCTTTCACCATTATTTGATTGTGTGTAGATTGAGTTCCATGTTGTACCACTTGGTGAAAGATTACCATTCCAACTACCCTCAGAAACTACATTATAAATACCATTCTGATTTCCTCTAGTTATTTCAATAATACCTGGTACAATAACATCTACCTCATTACCATTGTTTGTTTTAGTAAATGTAATAATTGGACCCAAACTATTACCAGCGGAATTAATTTCTTCTCTTGTATATTGGAATCCACCACCATTACCACCTTGTGTCCATTGTGTAAATTTAATTTTAAAATATTGTGATGTTGATGTTACAAACATTATAAATTCTTTACCCAATACCCTATTACCTAAACCATTATTACCTACTGAACTAAAAAATGTGTTATATGTCCTAGCTGATACTGTACTCAAATCATCCCACGCAACTAAAGTATCATTTGAATATTTATTAGCTTCAAAAAATACACCTAATTTATTATAATAAAAGTCATTACTGATTTTATTATTATTAAAATAATAATCAGTTGTGTTATTTCTAAAATCATCGTTAATAGTGTTATTATTAAATGCATTACCAATATTATTTATGGCAAAGTAATCCCCTATTGTATTATTGTTAAACCCATTAAGTATTGTATTACCAATAAATTGACCATTAATGGTATTATCTTGGAAATTAGTACCTATTTGATTATTTTGATAATCATTTTTTATAGTATTACTATTGAAATTATTTCTAATGTAATTTCTGTAAAATTCAAGGTCAGCTAAGTTACCAAAATCACCGATTACATTATCATTAAAGTTATCTAATATTTCATTTTTATAAAATCTAGAATAAACCGTATTATTATAAAATTCATTAGCAATTAGGTTATCATAAAATTGTGAAAATATTTCGTTATTGTTAAATTGATTACCAATTGAATTATCATTAAAATCCCCATCAATAATATTATCATAGAAACCGTTACCAATTTTGTTAACCTCAAAGTCATTGTATATGGTGTTATCATTAAATCCAACACCTATTTGGTTATCAAGGAAATCAATATTGTTAAATATTTTATTGTTGTTGCAGTTATCACCTATCACGTTATCATTAAAATCATCACAGATAATTAGATTATTTCGGAAATTAGTGGCTATTTGATTATCAGTGAAATCCTCGTCATTATAAATTGTATTATTTTCAAACTGGTCTCCTATAACATTATGCTCAACATCACTATTAAATGTGTTATTCCTAAAATCGTTACCTATTCGGTTTCCAATTACATCCTCACCGAAGACATTATTTGGTAATAAAAAAGTATTCCCTCCCCAGTCTATAAATGATGCGACATCCCCAATGTAATTTGAAATTATAGTTTCGTTTCCAAATAAGAACGTAGGGTGTTCTGTGTATTGAACCGATATATTATTTTGTTTATAGGTAAGACCGTCTTTTTGTGCGGAATAAAAACTAGAACCAGATAAAACAGCTGGTATAGTTAATCCACTTACAACCATACTTGTGTCAGCTGATATTGATACAATTTCAAAGAAAACCCCATTTGAATTAGGAATAGCTATGTAATCACCAATACCGTAATTTGAAAATTCAGTTCCTATACCAATAACTTCACCCGTATTTTGAATTAGTTCAATCGTTCCTTTGGCGATATCTTTTTCTTTATAATAGTAGTTTTCATACCTTCTAAATAAAACAACTCTATGGTCATAGTCAGTTCGGTTGTTAAATTCATCAACCCTTTCGGTAATTCTACCAAATGACACATTATTTGTAACTTCAGTAGCACTAAATGTCCAGTCATATTTTATTTTATCATTTGGGTATGTTGGTTGATAAGCATCACTTGAAATCGTATTAACTGATGTTGCAAAAACCATTAATGGTTCAACTGGACCTTGCTTGGAATTACCACTTGTTATTGGGTTACCATCATAATCAAAATCTGGTTGGTCATAACATGTTTGGAAATCAGTTATTAAATAATAAGAACCAGCAGTTAAACCACTAGTTGATATTAAGGAAGTTAATCCAGAATAATCAGTGTTAGTTAAACCACCAGCGGAAATGTTTAAATAAGTTGTTGCTGATATTGTATCAACAGTAATTGTATTAGCGGTTAAACCGTTTGTGAATGTTGTTGCACCACTAACCGTACCACCTGTAAAAGTACCACCTTCACCATATTGAATAATATTACCAAAGGGGTCTAAACTATCTAAATTACCAGTTACAGCATCAAAACCCAATACATATTTATCAGTTTCTGGTGTTATTGACGTAAAATCTTGACCATTTACTAATTGGGTCTCTTTACCGTTATTTCTTAAAATTAACTTTCCCATTTTCTTTTTTTATTTATAAATATTTTAATTAGTTATTAAATTCAGTTATAATTTGTTTTATATTAAAATATATTAAGAGTCATATTATAATTATATTTAATTTGCCTCTGAGTTAGCGCACTATTATATACTTCAAATCTACTTAAATACATTTTAGCATATGAACCATCACCCATACTAGTTGGGTCTGTAGCAGCTATAGCATAATGTAAATTTGAACCATTATTATACGGTGCTGCTCTATTAAATGTTACCGTTCCAGCAATCTCACCATCAATATAACCAGTCAAAGTTGAACCATCATATACCAAACCAACATAATACCAATTATTAAATGGGGTTGCAATTGAAGATGATACAGATGTTATACCAGTACCATTCCACATACCAAACTTCATTGTTCCAGAAACTATTTCTATTTCTGATTCATGCCAACCAGAATTTAATGAAGTGTTACCTTGTTCAGTTAATATAACACCATTATCCATTGGGTATACCCACATAAAAATTGATGTTAATTCAGACTTGTTTGGTGATGACCCAGGAAATTTTGAACTTAAATCTGTTGATGTCATCAAATACTCATTTACACCATCAAAAAATAGTGAACCAGATGTAAATGCTGAATAAACTGGACTATTAATTAATGTTGCATTACTATTTTTAACAATATCAGTAACAAGTGTACCACTACCAGGATATGAATTAACATTGGTTACATCATAACACAATATTGGTGCTGGTGGTATATTTGATAATATTGCTTTATATTGTTTCATTATCTAACTATCCAATATTCAACCCTAGTACCTTCTGACCATTCAGCATAGATTATATTTAATGTGCTAATTTGATATGTGGTACTACCTAATAATACCCAACCAGCTGGAACTGATGGTGCAGAACCACTATTATGATATATCTTTTGAACAACCCCTAATTTTGAATTTGTTAAAGTATCTGTCAAATTAGAAGATAATGGTGAAGAAAAAGTACCAAATACTGTTGATGCTGAGAAATATATATTTGCACTATTACTAGCTGATGAAAATGGTGAATCAAAAATACCAATAACATTACCAGCTGAATCTTTAAATCTAGCTAATTTATCGGATTTATTATAAAAATATGTTGAATTTGAAACAGATGAAAAATCAGAAGATGAATCTGTCACCTTAGTTATTTGTATCCCAACTTGTGGTTGTGTTATTGTTAAACCACTATAATTCGTTACTGCCATTTTATATTATTTTTTTTATTCACCTACCCACCTTGCTTGGAACCAAGACCTCGATTGGAATTGCGCTCTTTGCAGTTCAGCCCCACCAACATTGTAAATGTTTATGAAATCAGTTGAACCATTTAGATAGACAATTTTTGTTATCTGTTGAGCTACTGCGTTAAAAGAACCAGCAGCCGCCACCATTGAATTGTTTTTCTCGATTAACATACTTGCTTCACTATTTCTATAAACATCGTATGATGCGGTTATTTCCCAATAACCAGATTTTTGTGGTGTAAATGTGTAATTTGAAGTATTGAACCAACTGCTTGATACATTTACTGTATTATTTACAATACTATATCTACAAATATCTTCAGTAAATGAACCTGGTAAGGTGTAAGTCACACTAGCATACGCTTCAAGCAAATAAAGTGCATTAGATGAATCAAACATTTCTAAAACAACACCACTACCATTTTTATAATGCACTAACTTATCAGTTTTATCATAGAAATATGTAGAATTAGCAACTGAAGACCAATCAGATTGTGAATCTGTTACCTTAGTTATTTGTATCCCAACTTGTGGTTGTGTTATTGTTAAACCACTATAATTACTTACCGCCATTTATGATTATTTTAATACCTCTAATACTACCGCATCAATAAGTGCCGCATTCAGTTCTGAATAGTCAACTCTAAAGCTATTGCCCTCTTCATCCGAATAGTCTGCAAACATATCATTAAAAATGCTTATCACTCTATAATTAGATGTTGCTGGATTGTCAGATGGTTTCTTAGAGTATAGGTCATCTACTACTAACTGCACTCCGACAATTGAATCAGTTGCTACCTTCTTATTTTCTGTATCTGTAATTACTTGAGTCTCTCCGTACCCAAATATGTGTAATGTGTTATAACTTTCCATTTTTATATATAATTAAGCGTAAATTACTTCTGTTCCTTCTATTAAAACACACCATCTTATAGTAGTTGCTGCTGCACCTTGTACTTGTACTTTTAAACTTCCAAAAGAAGTGTTTGCTGATAAAACAGGTGTTCCCCAACCTGGTGTGTTATCTACCACATTTACATTACTTAATACTAATGTAGTTGAAGCGGCATTGGCTCCACGCACAATTAAGCCATCAATATCCCATGCGGCAATATCTGTAGTTCCAGATTTTTTGCCTATTATGGTTCCTTTAAAACGATAAGCAGATTGATTTTGAAGACTAAAAGTATTAGTTGCATCATCAAAGTATTCTTGTGCATTTAATGATGTAAGAGTATTATCAGTTGTATTTCCTCTATATATCATCCGTGTTACTTGTGCAGTGGAAGAACCTCCTGCCCAAGTCATTGCACCATATCTTCCATAGCTATTTGAATTAAATCCAATAGCTGTAGAACCAACACCACTACTTACAGTATTTCTTCCAATTGCTGAAGAATATATATTTGATGCAATACCAAATGTACCAATTACCGTAGATTCTTGACCAGATGCTGTATTATTATTTCCTAATGATGTTGCACCATATGCGGTCGCATTATTCGTATATCCAAATGATGCTGAAAATTGTGCGCTTGAAGTACCCCTTCCAATTGCAACACTCTGACTTGCTGTAGCATTACACTCATATCCTATTGTTAGTCCATCTGCTCCACTTGCAGTATTTTCTCTACCTATTGCCACAGAGTAATTACCACTTGCCACTCTTGCATAAAATGCCCTTGTTAATTGTAAATCAATTGCATATTGTCCTCTTTTTGCTCCTCCAGAACCTGTTCCATCAGGAATATCAGTTATTAAAGCACCTGTGCCTTTAGGTTTTATTACAAAATCAGCATTAGCAGTTGAAGCTACAGCAGTTAATGAATCTACATTTACTGTAGCATTAGGAGAAGTTGTGCTTTGTGCCTCTGTGAAATAAGTTAAACCACCAGAAGCAAACATTTCAAGAACAGCACCTGTACTATCTTTATAATGTACTAACTTATCAGCCTTATCATAGAAATATGTACTATTAGGTACTGAAGGCCAATCAGCAGATGTATCAGTTACACGAGTGTAATTGATAGACCCAGCCATTGTTGTTGTTACGGTTGTTACTGCCATGTTATATAAAATTGTTGTAGAATGTATCAAATACTGCTTTCTCTGATGCAGTTAAGTTATCGTAAAGAACTTCTTCAAATCCTTTATTGTCAATTTTAAAATCATATATTTTAACCAATCTTTTTATTGGTGAATCAGATAAAAATAACTGTTCATTATCTCCAAATTTTTCTTGAGCCAAATCATTTAGAGCATTATATGAATTTAGTTCCTCTCCTGTCAATTCAGAAATCACAAAGAATTTTCTTTCTTGAGTTTCATAAATTGTTGATACTATTGTATCATCACTTTTTAATATGTCTATTTTGCTTTCCATTACATTAAGATGTTTCCTTGATTATCTTGTGTATTAATTATAGTCTGTGTTATATTAGCATTAACTGGAGTAGTTGCTCCTTTGAATACATTGTTTGCATATTTCGCATTTATAGCAGATGCGACATTCAAACAATTTGCACTCGCATTTGATACTGTTATCTTACAGTTAGTAATCTCATTTGTAATCGCAGCACCTGAGCTTCCAAAAGTGACTGCGTGACCACTTGCATTATTCCATTCATTTGTAATGGAACAATTCTCCAATAGTATTGACCAAGGTGATGATGGAATTGTAACCCCACCTGTAGACTGCAAAGATGAATTATAAGCATATGCGGGACTAAAGAAAGATACTAAAGCTGCACCTGTTGTAGAAGTTCCTGAGCAGTTTCTAATTATACAATTATAAAAAGCAGTTCCACTTGTTGTTTGTGCAACACAATTATATGCAGTGACACTATTATAAGCATAATTTGTATTTGAAAAGGCATAACATTGATATGCATTACCAGCACCACTTATTCCCACTCCAGTTGTAGCAATTGAGTTACAATTTCTTGCTGATGAACCAGCAGTTAAAGCAATACCAGTTCCTGATACAACACTCGCATAAGAATCATCTATTGTACCACCAGCAGAACCAAATGCATATCCGTTACCAGTTCCAGTATTTCTAGCAAAGCAGTTTATAATGGTTATAGGCTGATTAGTTTGACTAAACATTGCCCCACTTCCATTTGCAGTAGCATAAAGACCTTCTACAATGTACTGAGTTAACACATCAGCATTTACAACAGGTGTAGCACCTACGCTTGTTGTAAATGTGTAATTAACATATACAGCAGAACACCTTAATCTCATTGGATTGCCAAAGCTATTGTCAAAATAAAATACAGCAGCACCTGTAGGTGTAGTAACTGTTCTATTGATAATAAGATTGTTTATATATACTGTAGCTCCAGCGACAAAATTAAATGTATTCCCAGTTGTACTTGTATGTGTGTATGTATGACCATTACCATTGATAGTCACATTATTTTTTAATGTAACTGTAGTAGCGCCACTTTCAGTAACATCTGCAAACATCTCTATAGTCTGACCGCTTGTCGCAGCCGACATAGCTATAGTAAGTGTAGCATAGTAAGTATAAACTCCCGATGTGTTTGCTATACCAAATACTCCTGATGAAGATGAAGGTGCGCCCCAAACAGCATTACCACTAGAATCAGAAGTTAATACATAACCATTGGTTGCTCCAGAAGTTATTGTTAATTTTTGAGTGGTTAATTTACCACTTACAGTACTATCACCGTTGGATTTAAATCCATTTTTAATATTAAATTCACCAGCCATTTCTTTTCCCTATCCAAGATGCGTGTTATATTAATAAATATAGGGGTTAGTAATTAAATCTTAATTTTAATGCATTATAATTTTTAAAAAATTATAAATATGTTTAAATCCCAAATCTCGATTTTGTTGCGTTGTAGTTTTGTAATATTTCAGATGATGTGAGAACCCTGTTATAAACAATACCCTGTGCAATACTACCAACCATATATTGTCCAACAAAGTTGGCCCAAGCAAACTGAATTGGTGCACTATGGTCCGAATGTAATGTTGTTGTAGTTAATACTGGTATACCATTCACATAAATAACAACATTATTATTTGGTGGTCCAGGTAAAACAACCCCAATGGTCTCACTAAATGTCATAGCAACATGAGTCCAAGTATTTGTACCTAAATTGATTCCAGTACTTCTTATTCCCGCATTTATATTACAACTAGGACAAGTTGCCAAGTAATTACCCCAATCAAATGCACATAACACATTATTAATTAAAAATAACCCCCAAGCGTTTTGTTTTGTGATAACACCTCTAAAACCACTATTACCACTTGTTGCTTTAATCCAGGCGCTGATTGTCCCCAAAGTTATTTGTAGTTGTGGTGTGTTTCCACAATTAATATATTGATTAGACCCATTAAAAGTAAACATACCACCGACAGATGTACTAAATATTGGTGTGTTAACCAAAGAACCGTTATTTATGTTTCCAGAAATATCTTTTAATGTTGACCCACCCTGTAAACTATAATAAGAATTTGGTGAACTTGGGTCTATATAAATTAATAAGTCATCTTTTACAATATTTGGTCCACGCCAATTGCTTACCGTACTCATAACCCAAACCTACTTTTTAATGCATTATAATTTTGTAAAACTTCATCAGCTGTCAATGCTTTATTATATATCATAACATTTGATATATAACCTTTAAAATATTCTGAAGTTTTAGATGGTGCACTAGCTGGGAAATAACCACCATTATTCTGACAACCTATATTGAAAGGGTTTGATGTGTTCATCATTGGCCCTGTTTTTGGTGTAGATGTTTTTAAAACCCCATTTAAATATAACCTAATTGTGGTACCATCATATGTCAATACAGCATTATTCCACATATTTAAACTATATGGCGTTCCAATATCACTATTACCATTTACAGTATTAGTTGTGACTCTAGCATATATAGAATTATTTAATATATAAAAAGAATATGCCTGACTTGATGGGGTAGGTGTATTAAAACCTTTACCAGCTGGCACCTCAACCCAAGATGGTGATACAGTTTTTTTAAACCAAACAGATAATGTTACATAAGTATTTATATTGGTTGATGTATCACCATTTGGTAAATATACAGCATCACCACTTAAAATACTTGATGGGTTAAAAAAAATACTACCACCATTATTGTTATCGAATGTTGGTGAAATAATAGTAACTATGTCACCAGTACCACCAGCAAGATATATTTTATTTTTAAATGTTAAAGTTGTACTGTTTTTTAAATCATTAGCAGTTGTTGAACCAACAACAAATGATTTATTATTCGCTGGGTCAAAACAAAATACCAATCCACTTTGAACAATGTTAGCCCCACCTTCTGCTGTACTCACGACATTTCAATTTTTTCAGTACTTAACCAATCAGTACCACTTAATATTTCAATTATTTCATCATAAGTATAAGGCCCCTCTTTAGTTGTTAATGAATCAACACAAGATGGTATATCACCATCCCATTTTACAAATGTTTTTGTTTCATCCAATGATTTCCTAACGGTTTCTTCAGATGTCTCTAGTACCTGTGAAAAATCAATTAAATTTAATTCAGATACATTGAATACCATGAATTTTCTGTTTTGATATATTTCTGTTGCCATAATTATAAATATTTTTTATAAACCAAATCTACCTTTTAACGCATTAAAATTTTGTAAAACTTCAGAATCGGATAATGCTCTATTATATATTCGACTAACCGCAATTTTACCTTTATAGTTAATATATGGGTTACCAGTAGTTCTACCCAAAGTTAAAGAACCACCTAAATAGGTAATCCAAGATGGGTTGGATGATATTGTTTGCCCTGTATAGGTTGATACTAAAACACCATTTACATATATTTTTACTGTAGAACCATTTCTAGCCACAGTTGCCATATTCCATTTATTAGGCATTGCCACATAATTTGGTGAACCAAGAAAAGTGAATGAACCAGCAGATGGATATGGATTTCCATTAAATGACCTAAACCATAAATAACCTATTGCACCATAATCATAAATATAGTTCAATTGGAATTGGCTATCCTCAACTTGACCAGCTCTCATCAAATGTCCAGAACCATCAAATATTGAATTTGTACCCCTACCTGTGGCATAAAACCAAGATTCTAATGTATGTGCATTAGCTACACTTAAAGTTGAATTATAAGTTATATTTGCAAAATCATTTATACCATCAAATAATAAACTACCACCATTTGATGAATCATAAGTGGGTCCATTTATTAAAGTAGAATTATTTCTATTTGTTGTTAAATCAGACCAAGCTGTACCTGTTTTTGGGTATGAATATACATTAGCACCGTCTAAACAAAGTACTAACCCTTTCGTTACTATTTTAGGGGCAACATTTCCACTCATAATCCAAATCTAGTTTTTAACGCATTATAATTTTGTGTAATCTCCTGTTGTGACAATCCTTTTTTATAAATACTAACATTATAAATGGTTCCATTGAAAAATTCATTAGGGTTTCCAAATGATTGAGAAGCACCTATAAATAAATTAATATTTGATTGGTTTTGAACAATATTACCTGATAATTGTTGCCTATCAAAAACACCATTTAAATATATTTTTTGGTATGACCCATCGTAAGAAATAACCACATTGTTTATAACCCCTATTGATAATATTCCGTTTGAAAATAAATTAAATGGTGAGACCTCCCTATTATACATTATAGCACCATTAAGTAAAAATTTTAAAAAATAATGCCCCCTAATACCAGAATTATATCTAGTGACTAACCCCATTGTTGATAATGAATTAGATTTAAACCATATTGAAATTGTATATGGTTTTGTTAAATTAAAATAATAATCTTGGTCTGTTCCTAATGTCACATAATCATTTACACCATCAAAAACTAACCCACCACCTTTTTCAGTTGTAAATGTTGGACCATTTACCATAGTTGCAGTTTTTGATAATTTAGAGATATCATACCAAACAGTAGTACCACTTACCAATGATTTTGGATTTGCTGCATCTAAATATAAAATTAAACCATCATTTACTATTTTAGGTGAATAATTAAAACTCATATTATATACTTCTTACTATCGTTTTTAATGTCCAACCAGATGTTGCTGATGTACTTTGTAATACGGCAGAACTACCAGATACAACAACTGAAAATGTAACACCAGTTGTATTGCCAATATCATTTGTTGAAGTATCTGTATATTGTGCTGATGAACCACTCCATATTGACATGATATTACCAGCTCTAGCACCAGAAGCACTTATTAATGTATAATCAAAAAATGCACCAGTATAACCACTAGTTGGTATCGAATATATATTATTAGTTCCAGAAGTCAATGATTTTTTAACAGTTGTATTTAATGATGGTGATTGATAATTACCCATCAATATTGTATTATCTGAAAATACCTCCAACACTGGTAAACCAGAAATATCATTAACACTAAATAATGAACCAATTAAACTATCTGTTACACTAAATAATTCACCAGATGAACCTTGAACTGTAAATATTGGGGTTGTTGAACCAGAACCTTTTATAGTTACAACACCAGATGATGAACCAGAAAATAATGAATTACCTCTTGAATTAAAATTAGGTACATAAACAGTATCATTAGCTGGGCCAGTTAACCCCTTACCACCTAACACAACACTTCTTAAACCAGTTACAGTTGAACCAGATGAATGTATGAATGAATTTAAACCACTAGCAACTGATGAAATACCACCAGCATGTGTATAATTATTTTTAGCAGTTGTTAAATAACCTTCCGAATGTGATGAATTACCAGATGCAGTTGTTAAATAACCTTCAGCATGTGAATAATCAGCACTAGCACTAGTTCCGTTACCCTCAGCATGTGCTGATTGACCAGTTGCTTTAGTTTGATAACCTTCAGCATGTGAAGCTGTATTTGATGCTGTTGTATAAGCACCTTCAGCATGTGACGAATCACCTAAAGCTTTCGTTTCCCTACCTTCAGAATGTGAACCATTATTAGTGGCACTTGTTTGCCAACCTTCAGCGTGTGAGGCAGTACCTTGAGCCAACGTAAGTTGACCTTCCGAGTGTGAAAAAGAACCTGTGGTACTCGTTTGATACCCTTCAGCATGTGAAATTAAACCAAATGCTTTAGAAAATCTACCTTCAGCATGCGAATAATCAACACTTGCTGTGGTACCCTCACCTTCAGCATGTGATGCAAATCCACTTGCTGTTGTAGTAACACCTTCAGCGTGTGACCTATCACCATTAGCTTGCGTATACCCCCCTTCAGCATGTGAACCTTCACCAGCAGCAATCGTTGTATTACCTTCAGCGTGAGCACGAGTACCTTGTGCTGTTGTAAACTGACCCTCAGCGTGTGAATATTGACCAATAGCTGTTGTATTAGCACCCTCAGCATGTGAATAATCATTACTAGCTAAAGTACTATTACCAAATGCAAATGAATACAATCCACTAGCAGTTGAACCATTTGATTGGATTGAATCATGTATTGTTATTGGTGAACAACCATGCAAGTTAGACAAATATAAATCAGATATACAAGAAGCTGATGTATTACCAGTAAAATCAATTCCAGATAAATCTAATGTATAGGCTGACAATGTATCAGTCCTATCAAAATATGCAGTAGCACCTATTAAGGTTGCACCAGTTGTATAAAAATCAGTATAACCACTTAAGAATCCAGATACATTAAATGTACCACCAGTATTATTAGTGAATGTGGCAATACCATTAGATGAGTTGTACGTACCACCAGTCACAAATATTTCAGTTGACCCAGTATAAAAACCACTAACTGAAAAAGTGCCACCACTATTATTTGTAAATGTTGCAATACCAGTATTCGGGTCGAATGAACCGCTAACCGTTTTTGTATCAAATTGCGGTAAATCAACTAATAATGTTGTACCAGCACCACTAATTGAACCACCACTTAATATAATATCACCATTTAATACAACTAATTGTGAATCATCTTCTAATTTTAATAACCCCTCAACATATAAATCCCCATAAATAAAACTTTGAAACCCATTTTTAACAGTTAATGTTGTTCCAGATGGTACATGCCATCTATTACTTGTAACATCAATATTAAATTGAACAATACCACCTTTATTATCAGTTAAGGTAACTAATGAATCGTCATAAGTACCACCTGTCAAATATATATCATCAGTACTAATACCAGTTATTGGTATAATAACACCATCATTTCTATATAGATTTATTGTTGATGTTAGTGTATCATAGGTACCACCAGTAACGAATATATCATTATCGGTTATTCCACTAATAGAATATTGTTTGATAGTATCTAAACTAATTCTAAAAGTCTTACTACCATTCCATATAGCAAATTCGTTAGTACCAGATGGGCCTGGTAATAAGGGTAACTGACCAATAGTTTTATTAGGCATTTTCTAATTATTTATTTTTTAAGTTATTATCCACAATATACCGTATCCATCTTCTTGTATTATGTATCTACCATTCTCATCAATTATTAAGTTGGTATCTATCACATCACAAGTTGGTAATCCATATCTTGCCGCATCAACAATACATCCAGCAGATATATCACACCAATTTTGGTCGCATATATTAAATTTAAATTGAGATATCTGACCTATAAATGAACCAGCAAAATTCTTCTCGATTAATAAACCCAAATCTTCAAAATCTTGTCCATCAAAGGTCATACTCTCTAACAATCCCTGACTACCACCACCAACACTAATGTTAAATGGTAGGCCAACTTGTTTACCTTTATATTCTTGTAGTCTCCTAGCAATGAATTCGTCTACATCTTTAAATATCGCTTTAAGTTTACAATTCACATAAAACATTAATTTACCCTTCCTAGGACCTAAACATTTTAATTGTGTTTTATCGTATTCTTCATCCGCAACGAATCGTATAGTAATTCTAGTCCACTCATCATCTTTAACCATACCGCTCATCGAATACTGCTCTTCAACAGTAACACCAGTAACATAAGTATCACCAGAACAATAGCCAGTAAACTTTAAAGCCCTATACCCAATTCTACCATCATCAGTAATTCTAAAGCCTATGGCATTATCATATACATCTAAATTCTTATCTAATTCTAATATAATTTCACTATCACCACTATATGAACAAACAGTTTCTCTACCGTATGTATCACTATCCCTAGGCTCACCACAATATCCACATCTTTTATTGGTATCTTGCGCTCTACCATATATTAAAAATGGATTTCTAAAATCTGTTTTCTTTCTAGCAAATTCAGCAGTAGTTATACTACCACCAGTAAAACTACAAACAGTTTTTCTACCATATTCATCACTATCTCTAGGTTCACCACAATATCCACATCTTTTATTAGTATCTTGTGCCCTACCATATATTAAAAACTGATTGTCTATGGTTTTTATCTCTAATTGCGGTGGGTCAAGATATATTGGGTATCCTGTTTCTGGGTCAGTAATTTGTATTTCGGTTTCTTTTAATTTTGTACAAAAATTTGTAACAGAATCGGTACAACCACTTGGTGATGTACAATCTAATGTACAACCAGTATTATTACCCTCAAATATATTCCAATATTTATTCTCAGCTCTAGTACCCAAATAAAAGAAAAATCCTTTATTATCTGGATATAAATCATTTAATGTTGTTCCAGTATAACCAGAACAAGCTTCATTTTTATTTAACCAAAAATCAGCAACCCAAGCTTTAGGTACCCTATTAGGTAAAACTTCATAAGTACTACCATCTATCTTATAATAACCTTGATAAAAACCACCACAAAGTCTAACGCTACCACCAACGGGTGATGGGTCACCAAAAAATTCAATTGGGTAAATAAATTGTCCAGTTGAACCAGTAACTCTATTTAATATTAATCTATCATCATTTGCTGGTATTGTTAAAGTTGTACCAGTTAATATATCAACTAACCTAGTATTTGCATCGTCACCAAATTCTTTTTGATAAATTAATGCACCATTATCCAATCCAGTCAAACCAAAGGTATCAAATGTGTAACCAGTATTTGTTGCACCAGTCCAAGATACCAAAGATTCTATTGTATCAATGTTTGGAAAATTCTTAAATGTTTCGGTATTACTGAAATCATACCACACAACAAAACATTCACCACTAGTTGGTGTAGAATCACAACACCTATATAAACTAACAGCATTTGTTAAATAAAAATCATAGTACTCACTATTTGTAAGCCTTAAGTCTATTGATTTTCTTCCGTAATTATTCATTAATTAGTTTTTTGTGTTAAAATAATTCAAGTGAAGACCTTTTCCACCCTTCCATTGTTTTAATATATAAATAGTTTTCATCCCTGGTTACTTCACCATTTTTTCCATATTTATCTGAACTAGATGATGGTGAATACATCGGTATTACCAAACCACTTGGGATTATTAAATTATTTGTTATCCAATCACCATCTGAATTTATTTTAAATTCAGCATCATTATTAGTATCAATACCATTTATAATTGTTATACCACCACCAATTGCAGTCGTTTTATTACCATTATAATTAAGCTCGATATTATTATCTTCAGCAGCTATGGTTTGTGTTTCTAAAATTAAATCACTATTCGATATATTTGTTTTTGTTAAATCTTTAATGGCTTCAACAATCCATGGTATTACTTCGGTATAATTTAAATTTAACATACCGTCACCCTTAGCTCTTAATCTAACCATATCTGGCACTATATCTTGAACTTCTTGTGCGATGAAACCAAATCTAATACCAGAACCCATATTTGATTCTTCAGTATATTCAAATGATACACCCCTAAGATTTTTAACAACATCTAAAGCATTTGTTAAATTATTGATATTTTGTTTTAATCTAATATCTGATGTACCAGCAACTATTTTACCATTGGCATCTGTAGCTATTGGGTCTTGAGATGTTAAACCATCAATAACCAAATCTGGGACATATACAGTATCATCAGCAGACCCAGTAATATTATAACCACCAATAACAACACTTCTATCACCACTAACTGTTGAACCAGATGAATGTATAAACGAAGCTTTGCCTGATGATGTTGATGATACTCCACCCGCATGTGAATATTGACCACTTGCAATTGAAGCAAAACCTTCAGAATGTGCCGCAGTATTTGATGCGGTTGTTCCAGAACCTTCAGCATGTGAAGCACTACCACTAGCCACCGAAGCATAACCCTCAGCATGTGAACCACCATTTCCACTAGCTATTGAACCATAACCCTCAGCATGTGCATAACTTTTAGATGCCAATGTATACGAACCTTCTGAATGGGCCGATGTGCCGCTAGCTATCGTTTGATACCCCTCAGCGTGTGAGCCAGTACTATCCGATGTTGTCTTGTAACCCTCAACATGGCTTGCATCACCTTTAGCAGTTGTACTTAAACCCTCAGCATGTGAATAAAAACCATTTACAGTAACAACAGAACCCCTACCCTCAGCATGTGAAGCCAATCCAATTGCCGTTGTACCAGAACCTTCAGCATGTGATGATACCCCAATAGCAGTTGTTAATCCCCCTTCAGCATGTGCAGCTGTGCTTGATGCGGTTGTTCCAGAACCTTCAGCGTGTGAGGCGTTACCAATAGCTATTGTATAATTTCCTTCAGAATGTGAATAATCACCATTAGCTGTTGTATATTCACCCTCAGAATGTGACTGATTACCACTAGCAATTGTTAAACCACCCTCAGCATGTGACCTAAGACCAATAGCTGTTGTACTTTTACCCTCAGCGTGTGATGAATTACCAATAGCTGTTGTTAACCACCCCTCAACATGAGAACTATCACCTATTGCTGTTGTCTGATAACCTTCAGCATGTGAAGTAATACCACTAGCTGTTGTACTTAAACCCTCAGCATGTGAATAATTACCAATAGCGGTTGTTAAATAACCTTCAGCAAGTGCCAATGTACCACTAGCAACTGAATCACTATATTCAACAACAATAGCATTAGTACCAGTTGATGCTGACCAAAAAGTTGTACCAGATGTAACCGCAGAAACTGATTGCCAAGAAGTCATACCCTCAACATCAGAACAAGTTAACACATACCCTATTTGTGGGTTATTTGAAACTATTAATTTTTTTGTTCTTAATATTTCGGTATTATCAACCCATATTGTTCTACCAGTAAAATCTAAACCTTGTGCACTAAATATAAAAAAATCAGTTGAAACCGTACCAGTATAATTTCCTGGTGTTGGTTCTGACATTGTTATTGCATATAAATTAGATGCTGATACACCACTATATGTTAAATTAACTGTATTACCATCAATAACTGTTGAACTACTTGAACCAAATACAGCACTTATATTTTGTGACACACCACTATTAGATGGTGTTAAAGCTGAAATACTAGACTCCAAAATTGAAACATTTGGAATACCCCATGTAAATATTGTTGTTGCACTATTCCCAGAATATGTGCTAACAACACCAAAATATTGCGATGTTTGCGCACTTGTTGATAAATTTGGGCCAGATGTTAATGCACTAAATGGCATACCAAATATAGTAGTAGCTGATAATGTTGTAACAGTTCCTTCTCTTTGCTTTATTTGTCTATTATCGGAATAGTCTAATTTTGTTCTAAATTCCATATTATTTAGGTTTTATAATAAATATTAAGTTATTTGAATATATTTATTATAAAACTATATTTATGGAATTCAGTAAGAATTATTTTGAAAAACATAAACCAGTGACTAATGAAATTAAATTAGATGAATTTATTGATTTGGATGGAACACCAATAGAAGGTGATTTTAACCCTAGTTATGGTGACATAACGACTGGTCCATTACCAAAGTCATATGATGATGCATCTAATTATAAAAAAGGGTTACCAACAACAACTGATAAGATGGGTAAATATGCTCAACCTAGAAGTTGGTGGGCATTATATTATGGATATGGTGGCACACCTTATAGTCATGGTAATAGACCAGTTTCTGAAGGTGAAATGTCAGAAGCTTTGGTTGACAAAAAAGAATCTAAGGATATTGTTGAAAAAAGTGATGATACTGATATAACATCAATGTTAAAAAAAATAGAAGACATTGTTAGCAAATCAGAATTATCTAAAGGTGATAAAGAAAAAATATTAAACATAATTAACGATTCAGAAAAATAATGCCGAATTTAGATTTAGATAAAAAAGGAACTTATATTAATATACCCGAAGAATTTAAAAATTTCTTTAAGGGTGATAAAATTAGTTACACCAATTTAACAACTAAAAAAAATAGGTTGGAGAATGAATTAAGTGAAAACCCATCAGATGTTGAAAAGAAAAAACTTTTAGATTGGGTAAATAAAACTTTAAAAAGTGAAGCTAAAAAAATAGATGCACCAAAAAGGTCAAAACTAAATACTGGTGGACCAGGTGGAAAAAGAGGTGTAAACGGATATAATATTTATAAAAAAAGAGAAGCTACTAAAACACAAGAAATCGGTAGTGTTGTTGCAGTATCTGAATCTGAAATTAAAAAAGAAATTGATTCCATTAAATATTTAATAGAATATATGGATAATAACAAAAAAAATAAAATTTAATAGTCATGTCAAGTAATAAATTAGAACAAGCAGCAATTGCAGCAAGAACAACATTAATAGCTATTAACAATTATGATAATGTTGCTGATGCAAATAATTACAGAGCAACACACACTAGAGCATTAAGTGATGCTCAAACACCTGTTAATGGTAAAGGTACTGGGGTATACCTAGATACTTACAATGGTGGTGGTAGTTTAGACGTTTATGGAAACCCAACATACGGTGGTTCTGGTAGATTAGCAGCATACGCAAATAATACATCAACTTGGGGATATGGACCAACTTCATATTATACAACCCCAGATACCTCTGGTAATGTTGGTCAAGTTGACGTTTACTAAAATAATAAAAAATGGCAAGCAATAAACTAGAACAAGCAGCAATTGATGCTAGGAATACATTAATCGCTATTAACAATTATGATAATGTTACTAACAGTAATAATTATACATCAACACATACTAGAGCATTGAGTGATTCCGAAACACCAGAATATGGTAAGGGTAATCCAAATGATTCATCAGTAGATAATGGGGCTTTAGGTAATGGGTTTTATGATATTACTGGTGCTATTGGTGGTAGTTATGATATTAATGGTAGTCCACAAATTGTTGGTTCTGGTAGAATTGCAAATGTTGTTACCAACCCATATAATTTTAATCAAAAATATTTAAAACCAGATATAACACTTAATGTGGGGCAAACTGTTTTTTAATTAAAAAATAAATGAAACTTTACAATATATTCCAAGACATTATATTAGAAGAAATATCTAAAGAACAGTCATTATTAAATGAAGGTGTTAATGAAGATATTAAAAAAGCTATGGATAATACGGTATATATTTGGTTTAAATATGAAGATAAAAATGGTTTAACTACGGATAGGTACGGAGCTATAGACAAAATGGGTACATCCAAAAGTGGTAATTTAATTTTTAGACTTCAGCAAGTTGGCGGTAAAACCGCCAAGTCTAAAAAAAACAGTACAGTTGAAGGTCAAAAAACATTTAGAGTAGATAGAGTGGTACCAGGGTCCATAAAATTAACAAATATGAAATATAATATAGATATGTTTAAGACATTAGGGTCATACAACCCAACTGGGGATAATTTGATGACTGGTAATATTACAATAGCAAATTATAAAAAATAAATTAATATGATACCACAACCGATAGATTTAAATAAATTAAAAGGCATTTTGGGAAATGCTAAAAAAGTAATGAATAAAGTTGAAACTGGTAACTATGAAACAGGACATGTTGATGGTAGAGCTTTAACCGAAGACGGTGTAAGACAATTACAAGCTGAAGGTGTATCAAGACCAACATCACAACCAACGGTTGACACTTCAAGAATTGAAAATTCAAGATTACCAGAATCAGTTAAAAAAGCTATGAGAGAAAATCCAATAGCGCAACCAAGTGGTTTAAATCACACATTTACATTAGATGATGTTTCAGATATTGCATATGAGAAACCAATGCCAACACCACAAGCGAGAAAACAACCAATTCAAGAAACACACCAACAACCACAACAAAATTTTGGTGGACATAGTGAAAATGTTTTAAGAGCAATGATTAAAGACGTGTTAATTGAGTACCTTTCAAATGAATATTCAAAAAATTTAACTGAATCCGTTATTAAACAAACAATAACCACATTAATTAATGAAGGTAAAGTAACAACAAAGAAAAAGGTTTAATAAAAAATACATAAAAATAAAAGGGGCTTTTGCCCCTTTTTTTATTTACAATTGTTTTTTTATTTATTATCATTAATTCATATAAAAAAGTTTTAAATATATTTTATGAGTTCAGAAAAAAAAATAAAAGTTTTAGTAGTCCCAAGTGATAGGTCTGGCGTAGGTTATTTCAGAAGTGTTGCACCACATATTGGGTTAGAAAGATTCTATCCAAATGAGTTTCATGTTGACATTGAAGAAAGACCAGATTTAAATAATGATGAATATCTAAAACAATATGATATTATTCATTATCATAGAAGTTTGGGACAATATGAACAAATGCCAATGTTGTTAAACAAACTTAAAAATCTAGGTATAACCACAATTATGGATTTGGATGATTATTGGGCACCTGGTACACATCACCCAGCATATCTAATAATTAAAAATTCTAAAATGGATGAAAAGATTATTGGTAATCTTAAAATTGCTGAGAACATCACAACAACAACCGATATCTTTGCTAAAGAAATTGCAAAACATAATAAAAATGTACATGTGTTACCAAATGCAATTGACCCAACTGAAAGACAATATATGCCTAATCCAGAAAAATCTGACAGAATTAGAATTGGTTGGTTAGGTGGTTCATCCCATTTAGAAGATTTAAAACTATTAAATGGTTTGGTTAACAAATTTAAATCTGATAATCTTTTGGATAAAGTACAATTTGTATTATGTGGTTTTGACCTTAGAGGTAATATAACAATGATTAATCCAGAAACTGGAGAGCAAACACAAAGACCAATCAAACCTATGGAAAGTGTTTGGTACAAATACGAACAAATATTTACGGATAATTATAGTACAGTTAGTGAAGGTTATAAAAACCATTTACTATCATTTAGTAAAGAAGAGTATGAAGGTATTGAAAATGAGCCATACAGAAGAGTTTGGACAAAACCTGTAAGTACATACGCTAGTAATTATAACCTATTTGACATATCATTGGCACCATTGGCTGATAATATATTTAATAAAGTTAAATCACAATTAAAAGTTATTGAATCTGGCTTCCATAAGAAAGCATTGGTTGCACAAGATTTTGGACCATATCAAATTGACTTAGTTAACTCAAGACGTAAACCAACGGATAAAAAAGACCAAAACGTGTTTAATGAACATGGTAATGCATATTTAGTAAATAATGATAGTAAGGAATGGTATCAATTCTTAAAAAGATTAGTGACTAATCCAGAACAAATTGAAATACTATCAAATAACCTTTATAACACAGTTAAAGATACATATTCTATTGAAGCTGTGTCAAAACAAAGGAGAGAGCTATATTTATCACTATTAGATGAAAAAAGAAATAATAATGTTCAGCGAGTATCTGAATCTGATACAGTACGCATTTGATGAATATGGTCTTATTGGATTTTGTTTATTTGATAAGATTATGATAAGTAGATACGGAGTTGAAATTTTAAAAAAATAAAGTTATGAGTAAAATACCCAATGAGTTACTTGAGGCTATGAAAAAGGCTTCACATAAAACAACCTTTAATGATTCTTTTAAGGTTACTGACTTTACACCAAAGAAAAAAACACCCTTTAAGATTAGACTTAAAAATTCAATTAAAAAATTCTTTAATAAATTTAAAAAATCAAAGTTTTTAATGAAAATTAAGAATTGGTATTATAATAATATTAAAAAACCAATTCAAGATAAAAAAGAAGAAAAAGATAAACTAAGATATGTTAAAGAATTAAAAGAGAATTTTTCTAAAAAATTTAATGTTGATGTTGAAAAAACAATAAGGGTTATGAATCAACCAGCATATAGTCCACCAAATGTTGATAACAATGCTTTACTAATTCAAAATAGAATTGAAATTAATAAAACAAAAGTTATATTGGGTAACAGAATTTCACCATTTTTATATGAGCCAGATATTATCGATATTCATAATGAAAATATTAATTTAAATGATGGTAATCCAACTTTTGAAGAATTAGTTAGAATTGAAAATATGAAGGCTTCAACTTCAGCTAACAAACAATATGAATTTTTTAATAAAAGACCTCATTTAACCGTAGGTGGTAGAAAAAGAAATAGATAATTATTAAATAATTTTGGCAATTAATTAAAACATTTAGTATATTTGCGGTATAACAAGTATATTAAATGTTTTTTTTATGTCTTTATCTAAAGAAAAAATACTAAAAAATGCCAAGAAGTTCAATGAAACTGGCGTTAAACACGGATTCTTAACTGATGATTTAATCAATCTGCTTGGCCCAGAATTCATAGGTGCCCCAGCATGTAGTACAACTAATTTATATAATGCGTTTGAGGGTGGTTTGGTATTACATATATTGAATACCACAAAATATGCGGTTTCAATAAATGAAATGCTACCAGAAGATAAACAGGTTAATGCAACATCATTAATTAAACTTTGTTTCCTACACCAAATTGGTAAATCAAAAATGTTCGTGGAGCAAACATCACAATGGCATAAGGATAACAAAGGTGAAATGTTCAAATTCAATGAAGATTTATTAAGCATGACTGTTACTGAACGTTCAGTTTATTATGCACTATCATCTGGTGTATCATTAAGTGAGGATGAGGTTTTTGCAATGTATAACTACAATGAAGACTTTTCTGGTAGACCAATGAAAACTAATGGTGAAAAATTAGCAGCAATATTAAGAGTAGCAAACCAATTAGCAGTTATAGATGAAAAATGATGAAAACCTAATGGGTGATTTAATGGATAAATTATCCAAAGCAATAAACCCAGATGACCCATATAGTTATGAAGAATTTATGGGTGAATATTCTAATTCACATGGTATTACACAAGGTGATATGATTGCTGATACTAGCATTTTAGATTCGTTCAAATTTGATATTAATTATGTTAATAAATCAAATAACCCAAATCCAGAATATGCAACATCTGGTTCAGCTGGTTTTGATTTAAGAGCTAACTTAACAGAACCAGTAGTTTTAAAAATTGGTGAAAGACGATTAATACCTACTGGTTTATTTTTTGAATTGCCAGAATCATTAGAATTACAAATTCGCTCAAGAAGTGGACTATCTTTAAAACATGGAATTGCCGTTTTAAATGGAGTTGGTACTATCGACAGTGATTATAGAGGTGAAATAGGTGTTATTTTAATAAATTATGGCGAAAATGAGTTTACTATTAATAATGGTGACAGAATAGCTCAAGGAGTATTAAATTCTATTTTTAATTTAAATACTATAAATTTAAATAAAGTTGATGTGATTAATAATAATACGATTAGAGGTACTAGTGGTTATGGTTCATCAGGTGTTAAATAAAATTTTAATACCATGACCAATCTTTAAAATTATTTCTACACCTATAAGATGCTAAACTATTACTAATATTAAAATGTTTAGCGGCCTCAGATGCACTATTGAATAATAATTCACCAACCTTTACTTTTTTACTGGTTGGTGAATTATTTCTTTTCTTAGCATTCTCACTCATTTTTTTTCGTGATTCTTCAGAATGTTTTTTACCATACATAGGATTTTTATCACCTGATAATTTTTCACTTATTTTTTTTCGTGATTCTTCAGAATGAGTTTTACCGAACATACCATTATTATCACCATTATTAGGTCTACTCATTTTTTTTCGTGATTCTTCAGAATGTTTTTTACCATACATAGGATTTTTATCTCCTGATAATTTACCCTTTCTATTTTCCGAATATTTTAATTTAGTAATGTCAGAATGCTTCAAACCAGACATATTACCAGATTGACCCCCAAATGAAACATTATAACCTATATTTTTATTTGTTGAGTTTAATTTAGATATCCATAATTTTTCCATGATATCTAATTCTTCCTGTGTTTTACATTCTAAAATAATTTCTTTTATAAAATTATCTTTACCATATTTTTTTATGGCTTTTTTAAGGATTTTACCAGAACCATAATAGTTTGGGTTATTTTTACTATCTTGACCTATGTAAATTTTACCATTTACTAAATTCGTTGTTTTATATATTACCATATTTAATGACTAAGAACTGACTTTATTAATAAATATTAAACTTTTATTAAAAGTGTTGATATTAATATAAAAAAATAGTATATTTGTGGTATAAAATAAAAAAAGATATGAGTCAGTTTATTGGGGATAAAGATGTTAAAGTTGATTTTAATGATATATTAATAACACCAGCGATAACAACATACATTAGTAGTAGGAAAGAAGTTAGTCCATTTGATAATAACGGGTTACTACCATTATTTACTGCTCCTATGGATACTGTGGTTGATGAATTAAACGCTGAGTTATTTAATGACTATAAAATCAATATTTGCCTACCTAGGGGTGAAAATAGAAAAAGAGATAATATGTTTATGTCTTATTCTTTAAAACATTTTATTGAATATTATATAGATGAGTTCCAAACATTCGATTCACCAGAATATGTATTAATTGATACAGCAAATGGTCATATTTCAGAATTAGCTGAAGTTACTAGAGTTGCAAAAGAACGATATGGTTCTAATATGGTGTTGATGGTTGGTAATATTGCAAATCCTTTTACATATAAAGTACTATCAAACGCTGGTGCTGATTATATTCGTGTTGGTATTGGCAATGGTAATGGGTGTTTAACCACACAACAACTTGGAATTGGTTACCCAATGGCATCTCTAATTAGAGAATGTTATTATTTATCATTATCACTTGAAACACCAGCAAAAATTGTTGCGGATGGTGGAATGAAGGATTATTCAGATATTATTAAAGCTTTGGCTTTGGGGGCTGATTATGTTATGCTTGGTAGTATTTTAAACAAATGTGTTGAGTCTTGTGGTAAAAGTTATATAAAGGGTACTGGTAGACCAATAGAAATAAGTAATTATGAAGCTGTTGGACATTTTAAAAAGGCTGATTTGGGTGAATCAAAAATAATCAAAGAATTTCGAGGTATGTCAACTAAAGAAGTTCAAAAGAAATGGGGTAATGAAGAGTTAAAAACATCTGAGGGTGTTGTTAGATACAGAGAAGTTGAATACACCCTTGAACAATGGGTTGATAATTTTGAATCTTACTTACGTTCAGCTATGAGTTATGTTGATGCTAAAACTTTAAAAGAATTTGCTGAAAATTCAGAGTTTATAAACATAACAAATAACGCATACCATAGATTTAAAAAATAAAATATGATAAGTATTGTATATTGTACTAGAGAAGAAAATAAAAAACACACTGACCACTTATTAAAAGCGTGTGGTAACCCTAAGGTTGAGATAATTGAATATATCAATAAGGGTGAGAGTTTAACTAAATTCTATAATAAAGCATTAGCTGAAACTAAAAATGATATCGTTGTGTTTGCTCATGACGATATTATTGTTGAAACAAAGCAGATAGCAAATAGAATTGTTAGAATGTTTGAGAATAATCCAGAATATGGGATTATAGGTGTCGCTGGAACGAAGTACCTATCAAATACAGGTAGATGGTGGGATGAAAGAAAAAGTATGTATGGTAAAGTTGCACATACTCACGAAGGTAAGACGTGGCTATCTGAATATAGTCCAGACCAAGATAAACGATTAGAAGAAACTATTATTGTTGATGGTGTATTTTTTGCTGTTAATAAAAATAGAATTAAACAAAACTTTGATGAAGCTGTAGAAGGTTTCCATTTCTATGATGTTGATTTTTCTTTTAGGAATCATTTAGAAGGTGTTAAAGTAGGTGTAACCACTGAAATTAGAATAAATCACATGTCAATAGGTATGACCAATGAACAATGGGAATCTAATAGGGTACAATTTGCTGATAAATTCAAAGATGAATTACCAGTTAGATTAAATGAAACTTTCCAAAATAGAAGATTAAGGATATTAATGGGTTGTTTAAATTTTGAAGGTTTAACTGGCTCTGAAATATCAACATTAGAAACCGCTAAAGGCTTAGCAAGTAGAAATTGTGATGTTTCAGTTGTTTCATTAAATATTGGTGATGAATTTAAAAAGATATGTAATAAACATGGTATTAAAACGTATAGTTTAAATGAACCACCACATTATAAATTGGGTGATGGCAAATGGTTAATAAATGCACAAAATGGACCACAACCATCACAACCAAATATGTTATATAGGGTAAATCAACAAACATTTGATATTATTCATGCTAACCATAAACCAATAACAGAAAGATTATTACAATTATATCCAGAATCTAATTTTGTTAATATTGTTAGGTCTGAAGTTATTGATTTGGAGAATCCAATTGTTGATGATAAAATTAAAAAATATATAGCAATTAGACCTAGTATTAAGGATTATGTTGTTAATAATTTTGGAATATCAGAAGACATGGTTGAAGTTGTATATAACCCATTTGACAAATCTAGATTTAAACCTAATTCTTTACCAAGTGGTACCGATAAACCAGTTGTGTTATTTGTTGGCACAATGGATTACCTTAGAGAAAAACCAATTATGGATTTGGTTGAAAAGTGTAGAACTGAAAATAAAGAATTGTGGTTAGTTGGTAAAGACACTATGGGGTATGCTTCAAATCTAGGTAATAATGAACCACATGTTAAATATTTTGAACCAACTGATAAGATAGAGGAGTTTTATTACAAGTGCGATGTTACCGCTGGTATTATGTTGGGTAGAACAACAATTGAAGGGTTTTTATGTGGTAAACCAGCAATAATTTATGATGTTGATAAAACTGGTGAAATAACTGGAGTGTCACATCATGAGGTTCCAGAAGATTTAAGTATTTTTGATTTTGATAATATCATTGATAAAATCAAAAGTGTTTATATTGAAAGTTATAATAAGTAATTATGAGTAACATTAGTGTTATATTAAATGTTTACAAGAGAGGTTATACTCTTGAAAAACAAATTGAAGCGATTCAAAACCAAACAATAAGTATACCTAGTGAAAATATACACATTTGGTATAATTCAGCTGGTGAAGATTTTGACCAACCAAAACCAAATGATGACAAGATAAAGGTATATAATTGTAATCACAATACTAAATTTTGGGGTAGATTTACAATACCATTATTGTGTCAAACTGAATATATTGCAATATTTGATGATGATATTATTCCAGGACCTAGATGGTTTGAAAATTGTTTAGAAAACATAAAAAAAATAGATGGTATATTAGGTGGTAGTGGGGTTATTACTAATGGCAAAACATATATACCAAATTCAAAAGTTGGTTGGAATGGGTATCACATTAATGATATCGCATATGTTGACTTAGTTGGTCATGCTTGGTTTTTTAAACAAAAATATGCTAAATTTATGTGGATTGAAGAACCGCCATCATGGGAAAATGGTGAGGATATGTTTTTTTCATATATGGCACAAAAAAATGGGATACCAACCTATGTTCCACCACACCCAGAAAACGATAAACAACTTTGGAGTAACCAAAGAGAAAAAGCTATGACTAATAATGTAGACTGGGGTATGGATTCTAATGCACATTCATTAGTTGTTAAAAATCATTTGAATATCCGAAATGACATTGTGGTTGAATTAAAAAAACGGGGTTGGAAGACAATAAAATAATTATGGAATTTGGTGTAGAAAATAAAAATTTTAAAGAGGATATAAAGATATTATTTAACGCTTTAAAAAACAAAGAAAAGTTTTCCTTTTCAAAGTATGCTGACGGTGAATATGCGATTTTAATTGATAAAAAAATAACTAATTGTGATAATTGGACATACGACCCAAATATCCACCAAAAACATAGGGATGAATTAATTAAATCATATAAGTATAATGAACCAGGATATTACATTGGCATATCTTGTCCATGTTGTGTTGGTAATGATGATGCAAAATGGATGCGATATAATGTTTCTGTAAACGGTAATAATCTAACTTGGGCAAATATATTTGTCAATGGTAATTATAATTTCTTCAAAGAAAATTTTATACCAGAATTCAAAAACCATGATATTATTATGGTTGCAAATGAAAATGCAAATATAAATAATTTACCATTTGAAGTTGAAGAACATATAAAAGTTACAGGTACAGCTTGGCGAGATAACTTCAATTTACTAGATTCATTACCAAATAAAGAATATGATAATAAATTGTTTTTGTTTTGTGCTGGACCACTTGGTAATATGTTAGCATATAGGATGTGGGAAAAAAATAAAAATAACACCTATATGGATATCGGGTCAACATTAAATACTTGGTTAGTTGGTAATAATAGAGGTTATTTAATTGGGGCACCAACAATAAATAAAATATGTACTTGGTAATATGGTTGAGGTAGTATATACAAATAAAAACTGCATTGATGTGTTCAATGTTTTTATAGAAGAAAGAAAAAATAAAAGTGGGTTACCACTTTATGTTATATCAGATTTTGATGCATCAAGTTATGGTATAGTTGGAAATTACATATATAATGATAATGAACCGTACTATATGGTTTGGATTAATGCTTTAAATCAATTTAATGTTGACCAATTTATTTATTTACAGGAGGATTTTATCTTATATGATAAGGTGGATTTAAATAAAATAAACGAATATTCTAATTACTTAAAAAATAGTGAATATTCATTTATTAGATTAATAAAATCTGGCATATTAAATAATAATAGAATATACGATAATTTATTCGAAATAGAGTCAGATAACCCAACAGTATTTGCCATGCAACCAACCATATGGAAAACTTCCGATTATATAAAATTAATGAGTGAAGTTAAGGAAGAAAAATGGTTAGAAATACCTAAATACCGAGAAGTTATTATTTACTTAAACCTAAAAGGTTTGTATTATTATAACGGTGAAAGAAAAATTGGGGGTGCTCATTACGATACTAAATTGTACCCATATGTTGCAACAGCAGTAATTAAAGGTAAATGGAATTATCGTGAGTATAAAAATGAACTTGAGCCGATGTTGATAAAACATGATATTGATGTAAATAAAAGGGGTATATTTTAAATAATATGAGTGATTTTCTAGGGTGGAGGGCAAATAATAATATTGCCACAAATTACGTAAATACAATTTTAGAGATATTATCAGATGATAATAAATTCAAAACATTTAGAAATGGTGTATCTGGGTATACACCAATTTTAGAACATCTAAACTATAATGATGGTAAAATATATGCTGATTATATTATTAAAAATTATAAACATCTTTTAGTACATCTAGATGAATTTAAAAAAAATGATTTAATTGGTAACCCAATTAAATTTAATTATGATGAATTTGGTGAAATAAACCCAACAACACTAAGATATATAAAATTTGCGGGAGACATACAAAAAACTTTCGGTGATATAAATAATGTAAATTTAGTTGAAATAGGTGCTGGTTATGGTGGACTTGTTAGAGTGTTAAATGTTATATATAATTTTAAGGCAATAACATTGTTTGATTTACCAGAAGCTTTAAATTTACAAAAAAAGTATTTAAACGAATTTGATATAACCCCAAAAACCTACACATATAATGATAAATTTAGTGTGGGTAAAAACACATTGGTAATTAGTAATTATGCTTGGTGTGAATGTGATAAAAAAACTAGGGATATCTATGTTGATAAAATAATAAATAAAGTTGATTATAATTTTTTAGTTGTTTATGATGTTGATTTAGGAGAATTAACTAAATTAAGTGGTGAACAAACTATAAATAAAGAAACTTTAAATGGGTGTCAAATTTTTACCAGAATAAATAAAATTTAAATACTTTAAAATATGATTGATACTGTTAACTATAGAGGGGTTGATTACCCAAAGTTTCAAACTAACGGGTTTGCATCCAGATTCTGTTTACCATTTGCTATGGAAGTTTGTAAAGGTGTTGGATATGACATTGGTTGTATGCGCAAAGAGTGGGCATTGCCTGGCTCTACACCGATAGATTTATCATTTGATGATGATTATGAAGCAAATAACCTACCAGAAGGTTTGGTTGATTATATATTTAGTTCACATTGTTTAGAACATATACCAGACTGGGTTGCAACTTTAGATTATTGGGATACTAAATTAAAAAAAGGTGGTGTAATATTTTTATATTTACCAGATTATTCACAGGGCTATTGGAGACCGTGGAATAACAGAAAACATGTTAATATTTTTAAACCAGAATTTATTAATGACTATTTTAAAGATAAAGGTTATAGTAAAGTTTTTGTCTCAAATGTTGATTTGTATAATAGTTTCATGGTTATGGTTGAAAAATGAAAAGGGTATTAATACACCAACCAGGAAAATATGGTGACTACATTAACATGTTACCGATTGCTAAAAAATTAATAGACTTAAACTATGAAGTTTGTTTACCACATTGTAATAATACTAAAGAATTGGTTAAATATGTGGATGGTTTAAAATCATTTGAAATAGGATTATTAGATAGTTCAAAAAGCTTTGAATTTTCAAAACAAAATGATTACATTTTTGTGAATTGTCAAACATCACCAGAATATGATTATTTATGCACAACTAAAGGTGGTAAATTATTTATAGAGGAATTGAAATACTATGTTGTTGAAGACAAATTAAAATTTGGGTTAAAATATGATGACAAATTTAAATTTAAATGGAATAGGGATTTAGAAAAAGAAAATCAATTAATTAACTTATTAAATTTAGATATAAACAGTGATTATAATATAACACATTTAATTGGTGAAAATGGTAGAATTGGTATCATACCAGATGAGTTTAAAAACCATAAGAACATACACATTGATAATATAAATGGTTATACTTTATTGGATTGGTATCCAATTATTTTAAAAGCCAAAAATGTATTTGCAATACAAAGCTCCGCACAATGCTTTATAGATATGATAAAATATGATATACCCCATAAAAATCTATACCTAATTAATGATACATCAAACCCAGATAGACTTTTAGTACCAGCGTATGATTGGGATTTTACATATTTTATAAACAAACGATTAATATAGATTAAGATGAAAAAAATATTAATATTAGGTGGTGGTGGATTTATAGGTGGGCACTTAGCCAAAAGATTAAAATCAGAAGGTCATTGGGTTAGAATTGTCGATTTAAAAAAACATGAATATTTTGATGAATCCGAAATATGTCATGAATTTATAGTTGGGGATTTAAGAGACCCAATGTTGGTGTCTAGAGTTATATTTTCACCAATACAAACATCTTTAGATGATAAAGATAATTCATTTGATGAAGTATACCAATTAGCAGCAGATATGGGTGGTGCTGGGTATATTTTTACTGGTGAACATGATGCGGATGTTATGCATAATTCAGCCATGATTAATTTAAATGTGGCAAAAGAAGCTGTTGAAAAAAGTGTTAAAAAATTATTTTATTCATCATCAGCTTGTATGTACCCAGAACACAATCAATTAGACCCAAATAATCCAAACTGTGAAGAATCTTCAGCTTATCCATCAAACCCAGATTCAGAATATGGTTGGGAAAAATTATTTAGTGAAAGATTATATTTATCATTTTTTAGAAATTATGGGTTAAATGTTAGAATCGCCAGATTCCACAATATATTTGGACCCCAAGGTACATGGAAAGGTGGTAAAGAAAAAGCACCAGCAGCCATGTGTAGAAAGATTTCTGAAACTGAAGATGGTGGTGAAATTGAAGTATGGGGTGATGGATTACAAACAAGGTCATTTCTTTATGTTGACGAATGTGTTGAGGCTGTAATAAGATTAATGAATAATGAGTTTATTGGTCCTGTTAACATTGGCTCAGAAGAAATGGTAACAATAAATCAATTAGCTGAAATGGTTATAAAATTATCTGATAAAGATATAAAAATAAAAAATATATATGGTGATGAATTTTATGAAAAATACAACCATAAATGTCCAACTGGGGTAAAAGGTAGAAACTCAGACAATAAATTATATAAAGAAAAAATTGGTTGGGTTGTATCCGAACCATTAAAATATGGTTTAGAAAAAACATATAATTGGATTAGTAAAAAAAATAAAAATTATGAGAGTTAACTTAGGTAACTATTTAGTACCATCAGAAACTAAAGATGGTCTTTGTTTTGATATTGGTGGTAATTTTGGTGACTTCACTAATAAATACGCAACACATTTTGGTGAAATATATATCATAGAACCGCAAATAAATTTATATAATAATATTGTTAATTTATTTAAAGATAAACCAAATATAAAACCATTAAATAGAGCAGTATGGTCAGAATCTAATATTGAACTTGAGTTAGTTCATCATTCTAATACCGATTTAGGGTCTGTTGGTGTTAAAAGTGAATTATTAAATAATGATTGGACAAATACCGTTGTAAATAAAATCAAATCAATATCATTAGAAGAAATATATAAAATAGCTGATGATAAAATTATTGATTATTTTAAAGTTGATTGTGAGACATCAGAATATTCTTTACTTTTGAATAAAGATTTATCTAAATTAAGATATATTGGTGTTGAGTTACACAGTCAAATGGGTGTTGAAAAATTCAACATTTTAACTAATTGGATTAAAAACACACACGATTTAATAAATGGTAATGATAATTACACTAATGGTGTTAATAAAGAAGTTTTATATAAATTAAAATAAATGATTTTAATAAGTTACGGAACAAGACCAGAATGGATTAAAATTAAACCATTAATTTCAGAAATGAAAAAACATGGTATTAAATTTAAAACTTTATTTACTGGTCAGCATAAAGACTTAGTTGAAAATTTAGCGGACTTTAATTTAACAATGTTAGATAATTCAACAAATAGGCTCGATAATATAATTAATAATTGTACAAATTTACCAGATGAATGGTTTAATGGTATTAATTATGTTTTAGTTCAAGGAGACACCTCAACCGCACTAGGTTTAGCATTAGCTGCATTTCATAGACAAATTAAAATAATACACCTAGAAGCTGGATTACGAACATATGATTATTCAAACCCATATCCAGAAGAAATGAATAGACAAATAATATCGAGAATGTCCGATATTAATTTGTGCCCAACAACTTATAATTTAAATAATCTTAAAAACGAAAAGGTTATGGGTAAATCATATGTTGTTGGTAATACTGGGTTGGACAATTTATTAGAATATAAAGATGAAGTAACATATGAAGATATTGTGTTAATAACATTACATAGACGTGAAAACCACGATAAAATAGAATTGTGGTTTAATGAGTTAAATAAGTTAGCAGTACAATACCCAAAAATTAAATTTATATTACCTATACACCCTAATCCAAATGTTATTAAATACAAAAATTTATTAGCAAATATTGAGGTTTGTGAACCATTAAAACATACTGAATTACTAAAACTATTGATTAAATGTAAATTAGTAATAACAGATAGTGGTGGGTTACAAGAAGAATGCTCATTCTTAAATAAAAAATGTTTAGTTTGTAGAGAGACAACTGAAAGACCAGAATCAATCGGGTTAACAACATTCATGGTTAAATCACCAATTAAATTAATTAATCTATTTAGTGAGCATATTTATAATTATAATGTTGAAGTGGAATCACCATTTGGTGATGGCAAATCATCGGAAAAAATATGTAATGTTTTAATTGAATTATGATAACCAAATATAACTATACCTTCTTAATACCCTCATATAATAGATATGAAAAATTGACAAACCTAATAAATCAAATAAAAGATATTGATGATTATTTGGTTATAGTTTTAAATGATGGCTCAACTGATAATAGATACGAAGAACTGGGGAATAAATACTCAAACGTAAAAACAATAACAAATAGTACAAATAATGGTAAATTTAAATTTAATTTAACTATTAAATCACTATTGTCTGAAGCTATAAATAATGATGGTGATTATTTTATTTTATTGGCCGATGATTTAATACTGTGTGATGATTTTACAAAAATATTAGATAATTTTGTCTCCCAAAATTTAATAATTAATGTTTTATCGTTAAATGATACAATGTGGAATATACCTGGTTGGATTGATGGTGCATTTGTATCGTCAAAAGGTGGATTAAAAACAATTATTAATTTAATACCAGCAACGTTAAAAACTTCTGAGGGTAAATCAACAGGTATTTGGAGAACAGTAACACAATCGTTTACACGAAATCCTGGTGGATACACTATAAAAAATTTAAATTATTCATTAACACAACACAACGGTAATGACGACTCTAAATTACACCCTAGATTTAGACAAAAACAACCAATAGTCGTTTATAATTTTTATAATGATTTTAAGGACAAACCAATAGAGTTATTAAGTAAAGGTAATTCCAATCCAGTTTCATTAAAAAAAAAAAGCTCAGGCGGCACATCAAATGGTAATATTAAAAATGAACCTAAACCAAATAACCCAGAAAAACCAAAAACAATTATTATAAACCCAAATAGGGCAATTATACCGAATTCTGAAAAATTATATAAACCAAATAATCCAATAGGTAAAATTGGTGATGATGCATTACTTGCAAAAATAAGAAGAAGAAATGCTGGATTCGGTGGTAGAATATAAAAAATATCATGTTTGAAAATATTAATAATATTTTAATTTTAGCACCACACACTGACGATGGTGAAATTGGCTGTGGTGGGTTAATATCCAAATTAGTTGATATGGGTAAGAATGTAATTTATGCTGCATTTTCAACGTGTGAAGAATCCGTTCCAGAAGGGTATCCAAAAGACATATTAAAAAAAGAAGTTGCTGAAGCAACAAATGAATTGGGTATACCTAAAAATAATTTAAAAATTTTTAACTTCCCAGTTAGATTTTTTCCAAAATACAGACAAGAAATTTTAGAGACTATGGTTAAGTTAAACAATGAAATAAAACCAGACTTGGTTTTATTACCAATGTGTAGTGACATACATCAAGACCATAAAACAATAAACGAGGAAGGTATTAGGGCATTTAAAAAAACAAACATACTTGGCTATGAATTGGTTTGGAATAACTTCCAACTAAATAATCAGTTGTTTGTAAAACTAACTGAGGAAAATATTATAAAAAAAATTAACGCAATTAATAAATACGAATCACAAAAATTTAGAGGGTATGTTACTGATGAATATATAAAAGCATTAACTATGGTTAGGGGTATGCAAATAAATTCAGAATATTGTGAAACGTTTGAGGTAATTAGAATGATAATATAACATGTTTAACCATATTAATAAAATATCTGAAAAAATATTTAATAACGATTTAAATATAAGCGGTGTTAGTCAACTATTTGATAACGTTGATAATACCATTACTTGGTGTAATGATAAAAACTTAAATAGATTAGGTGATGTTAAAAATAAAACAATAATAGTTTCTGAAAATATACCAGATAACCCAAATCCCAAAAATAATTACATAATTGTAAAATCACCAAGAGTTGAATTTAAAAAATTATTGGATTTATTATACCCAGAAGTAAAAAATTACGAACCAATCTTAGGTAACAATGTTGTTATTGGTGAAAATGTTAAAATGGGTAAAAATGTTAAAATAGGTCATAATACCGTTATATTTGATAATACGATTATTGGTGATAATGTAACAATAGGGTGTAATAATACAATAGGTGGTGTTGGTTTTGGTTATGAAAAAAATGAAAATGGTGAATATGAATTAATAAAACATATTGGAAATGTTATAATTAGTGATAATGTTGAAATTGGTAACAATACATGTATAGATAGAGGTGTTATTGGTAGCACTTTAGTTGGCGAAAATTGCAAGATAGATAATTTAGTACATATCGCACATGGTGTTAAAATTGGTAAAAATTCATTAATAATTGCAAATTCAATGGTGGCTGGAAGTGTTATTATTGGTGAGAATGTGTGGGTTGCACCATCAACATCAATAATTAATGGGGCAAAAATAGGTAATAACTCAATGACAGGTATTGCAACATTAGTTATAAAGGAAATAAATGATAACGAACTACATATTGGTTCACCAAACAAAAAACTTAAAGATATATAAAAATGTGTGGAATAGGTGGTATAATATATAATTCAAATACGGTTGTTGATATTACTAAAACTAAACAACAAATTGATATTATGAAAAATCATCAAAGTAGGAGAGGTCCAGATTATTCTGAAACTTACACTTATGGTAATGTTTTTCTATTTCACAACAGGTTATCAATAATTGATTTATCAATAAATGGTAATCAACCAATGACTTATAATAATTTAACTATTGTTTTTAATGGTGAAATATATAACGCAAATGAACTAAAAGATTCATACTTAAATGATGATATGTTTTTGGGACATTCCGATACTGAAATTATATTACATTTAATTTATAAATATGGTATTGATTTTACACTTGAAAATATAAATGGTATGTTTGCTATATCACTTTTTGATTCTGAAAATGGGGATGTATATTTAATTAGGGATAGGATAGGTCAAAAACCTTTATATTATTTTATAAAGGATGATTCACTATATTTTGCATCAAATCCAGCATCGATAGTTAAAGCATTGTCAGAACATGAATGGAAATTAAATTATAATGGTGTGTGGGAATATCTAATTATGGGTGGTATTTTTAGTGAAAATACACTATTTAGTGATATAAAAAGATTAGATGCCTCAAATGTTTTAAAATATAATAATGGTATTATATATAATAAAAAATATTGGGAACCCAATTATAATTCAAATGTAACTGATGATAGTATTGAGAATTTAATAATTGATTCGATAAGTAAGGTTAAGGTTTCAGATGTACCGATAGGTATTTATTTAAGTGGGGGTATAGATTCTAGTTTAGTTGCGTCAGTTTTAAAAGATGTAAATGCAATACATTTATCATCAGATGAATTTCAATATGCTAAATTAGTATCGGATAAATTAAAAATTAGTTTAAGTGTTATAGAGCCTTCTGATTTTGACATATCTGAAATTTTAAAAGATTACACATATTTTTGTGGTGAACCAACAATGGCTGGTTTTATACCATACATAACATCAAAACACACAGCACATAATTATAAAGTAGCAATTAGTGCAAATGGTGCTGATGAATTGTTTTTTGGGTATAACAGAACCCCAACCCCAAAAATAAACCAAGATATATTTAAAAAATTATTAAAAAATAATAATTTGAATATACATAAACCAAGTTTAAATGAATCTGGTCAAATATATCATATATTTAGAAACCCAAAATCATTTGATGTTTTAAATGTGGATAAAAAAAACGAAACCGATTTAATTAAATTAATAAATGATTGTGTACCAAAATTAAATGAAAATTTTCCAGAGTCATCAAAATACAGGTGGTTTGAATTAATGACATATATTAAAGGTGATTTAAACCCAACATTAGATTTTTCAAGCATGGCTAATTCAATAGAAGTTAGATGTCCATTTCTGGACCACAGACTTATAGAATCAGCCTTAAGTTTAGATGAAACAAGACATGTTGATGATTTTTTTGGTAGGAAAAAATATTTAAAAAAATTATTAAAAGACTACGGTTACGAAGAATCAATGTGGCATCGTGAAAAATTAGGGTTTAGTTTAAAATCTAGCTATTTAAATCAAATACATAATTTAAAAACTATAGCTGTTGATAATTTAAATAAAAGTGGTATAGCTAAAATAAATATAAATGATAATAGCAGAGATGACCAATATTTAAGAAGCGCAATGTTGGGGTTATATTTTTGGAAAATAAATTGGATTGATTCTGGTATTGTTAAATTATAAATTATGATAAATATTAATAGTTTTTTTGAGGAATCAAATAAAAATCTAACCAAAGAAATTTATAGGTTAGATTTTGAAAAATTAAAACACAGTTACGATAACTATCAATCAGTTATCAACCTACCCTATTATAGTGATTGTAATAAAAATAACAAATATGAAATTGCTTGTGTAATACCGTTTTTTGGTAGAAAAAATATTGTTAAATTAAATGTTGAATTGTTAAATAAACAATCAATAAAACCAGCAATAATATTAACCTGTTCAAATATACCAGATTATAATTTTGCTAAAACATTAGAAAATGAATACGACAATGTTTTTGTTAATGTTACACTTAACTACCCATTGGGTAAAAAGTTTTATGATAGTGTTAAATTTGCAGAAACATTAGATAATTTAAAATATTTGATGGTGTTGGGTTCTGATGATTTATTATCTTTAAACTACATTGAAAAATCAATAGAATTATTAAAAACTGGATATGATTTAATCGGCTCAAGAAAATGGTTAGTTTGTTCAAATGATAATAAATTACATAAATTTGGGTATAAAGACAATGTTGGTATACTATTAGGTGGTGGAAAGATATATACTAAAAAATTTTTAGATGAGGTAAACTGGAAAATATTTAACGAATATAGACCGATACATTTAGATGAACATGGTGAATATTTATTTGATAAAACAAACTTAAAAAAAGTAACATTAAACAATGATGAATTTATACTCAGCATAAAGGGTGATTGGAATTGTATAAACACAAAGGAAGATTTATTAAATGCTAATAACAGATTGGAAATTGAAGATATTACACCAGAATTACCAAACATAATAAATAAATTAGAAATAAATGAAAACAAAGATATGTTTAAACAAGACAAACCTAAATTATGTATTTTAACCACATTATATCTTAGACATAATTTAAATGAAATTGTTTTAGATTATTATAAAAAATTAAAAAAAGGTATATCAGATGTTTGTGATATAGAATTAATAGCGTGTGGGTCAGATGATAATACTAATATGCAAATAGCGACTAAAAATGATTTTAAATATATTAACCACACAAATTTCCCATTAACACAAAAACATAACGCATTATTTACAGAAGCTAAAAAATATAATCCAGATTTTGTAATATTAATTGGTTCAGATGATTTAATATGTGAAAATGTGATATATCAGTATATTGAAAAAAACAAATCTGGTGTTGATTATATGGGTATATTAGACTTTAAATGTATAGATGGTAGTGGATACTGGTATTGGGGTGGATACACAAATAGTAGAGTTGGTGAACCTGTTGGTGGTGGTAGATATTTTAGTAAACGTTTATTAAATGAGTTAAATTGGAAACCGTGGGGTAATGCGCAAGCAAATAAAAGTTTAGATGGTATTTCAAATGAAAATATAAAAAAATTAAACAAACCAATAATTAAAAGTATTGTAAGCAATATTAAAGACGGTGTTAATTTAGTCACAATAAGGACAAGTCAAAATATAACCGATATGGGTTTGATGAAAGGTAATTTTTTATCAGAAAACCCATTAAACAATTTAGTGATAGATAAAGATGGACCTATAAATGATATTTCATTACCATATAAAAGTAATATATTAATCGACTTGATGCCAAAAACTTCATATGATAAATATACCGACAAGGTTAATCTTAATTATTCTGAAATTTACAAAAATTTAAATAATAAAATAATAACTAACCAAGTTAAACTATCAGATAGTATTAAAAAAAAAAGACCAGACGGCACATCAAATGGTAATGCTATTGAAGTTAAAAAAACAGAACCACCAAAAACAATTGTTATAAACAATAAAAAAGTCATATTACCAAATGCTGAAAAATTACATAAACCAAATAACCCAATAAGTAAAATTGGTGATGATGCATTATTAGCAAAAATAAGAAGAAGAAATACTGGATTCGGTGGTAGACGATAATCATTTACATTTAAATTATTTTTATTATTTTATCATAAAAAATAATATATGAGTAATTGGATTAAAAAACAAATAACAAATCTAGTGATAGGTATGTCAAATGTTGAGAAAAATGCATTTGGACAAGAATCTGTAGATTTAGGTATTAATTCCGAAAAACATCAAAGACTAAATCAAAACTCTGTATTGGATGCATTGATAAGAGGTGAAATAACTGAAGATGTTGAAAAACTAAGATGGAGAATTTATAAAACTATTGAGGCTTCAAAACAAATGTCATCAACACTTGTTGGTTATGATGATGATGGATACCCAATACTTGAAACCAAATATATTGGTGACACCCAAAAACTATCAAAAATAAAAACTGATAATAGTGATGACTATGAACTAATCATGGTTGTGGACAATACAAATATTAGTAGTGGTGTTATAGATAGTTTAGATTTAGATATTGAATTAAAAGGTGAAGAGCTATCAGATACCACAAATATTATAGATGATACCAATCTAAATTTAGATGATGAAATAAATAATGATAGTGACATATCTTTAAACCTTGGTTTAATTAAAACTATAGGTGAATTAAAATATAATCATTCAAAACTTAATTTGCCTATAAATATAATAAGAGAACTTAGACCAAAGTTTGAATTGGAAAAATATACAGAAAAATTGCATATAAAAAAGATAGAGAATAATAATTACCTATTAGAGTTTTATGTATCAAAATACCCAGCGCAATTTGATAAAAATAACCATTTCTTTATATCTGAAATAAAAAAGTTAATGAATAATAAAATATACAGCTCATTAACTGATATAAAATCAATTTGTTTTTTAACAAACAATACAATAGGGTCAGCAGATTTTTTAGAATACGAATATGATATTATTGATTTTGATAAAATCATTGAGTTCAATCAATACTATGTTGTTAAATTCATATCAGAAGTAAAAATAAATGGTAGAAATATAATAGAACAATATCGAAATCTTGAATTAGATTCGAAATATGAAAAAAAGGAAAAAAGATAAAATATGACTAGAACCAGAAAAACACCATCAACCGCAACAACCACAACAACGGGGACTAAAACTAAAGTTAGTACAGTTAAAAAAGCGTTAACAAAGGAAGAACTTATTAATAATATTAGAATATCTTTAAAGTGTAAAAATGAAACTCAGAAAAAGTTAATGACCATCATAAAAGAAAATGATGTTACAATTTGTTCTGGACCAGCTGGTACTGGTAAAACATTAATCAGTATATATGAAGCGCTATTATTATTAAAAAATAACCCAACCTTATATAAAGAGATTAAATTGGTTAAATCAATAACACAATTAAAGAATGAAGAAATAGGTACACTTCCAGGTGATGAGATGGATAAATTGAAATTCCATATGATGTCATTTCTTGATGCTTTTCATAAACTAATAGGTGAAGAACTAACTAATCTACTTATTGAATTTGGTATTATTAAAATGGAAGTGTTTGGTGCCATTAGAGGTCGCTCATTTACCAATTCAATTATTATTATAGATGAATTTCAAAATATATCAAAAGATAATGGTAAAACATTCTTAACTAGGTTCTCAGAAAATACTAAAGTTATTGTACTTGGTGATTCTGGACAAATCGATTTAAAAGATAAAAGGTTAAGTGCATTAGAACCTTTGGTTAATAATGTACTTAAAAATCCAGAAGAAGGTGTTGGTATTGTTAAGTTTGATAAAAGTGAAGTTGTTAGACATAGATTAACAACATATTTTATTAACATATTTGATAATATACAAAAAGATGATGAACCAAAACCAAAGGTTGACCAAACCAAAGTTATCAAAATAAAACCTAGATATATTAAAGAAGGTGGTAAAAAAATTAATTGGCTTAGAAAAATAAAAATATTTTTTAAAAGAAGATTTAACTAAACTTTACTTTAACAAATAATACTAGTATCATTAAAACATGAAAATAGTTATTAGTATAAATGAAGTATTAAGGGACACATTAGCTCAAATGGATTATACATACACTAAGTATTTGGGTGAAGGTGATTACACAATTAAAAAAGATGATATAACATCTTTTAATTTATCTGACCATTTTACCTTTTCTTCAAAATCTGAATTAAATAAATTCTTATATGAGGAAGCTAGTCTAGAAGTTTTTGGTCACGCAGACCAAATGTATGAAAATCTAATGACTAGATTCAATATGTTTTTAGTTGATATTGAAGAAGAAGAGGAACATACGGTTGAATTAGTTAGTAGAGAGTATTTAAAAAGCATCCCATCAACATTATTTTTCTTATCAAAATTAGGTTGTAGGGCAAGTAATATTAGATTTGTTAAACAGAATGAAGAAGAATGGGGTGATGCTGATGTTTTAATAACGGCAAACCCAATCGCATTGGAAAACAAACCAAATGATAAAGTTTCGGTCAAAATAAAAGCACCATACAATAAAAATGTTATAGCTGATTTTGAACTTGATTCAATATTGGATTTCATTAAAGATGCAACGTTAAGAGATAAGATATTAAACACAAAAATAACAACACAAGAATAAAAAAATAATGGGAGAGGAAACAATATTAGAATTTGGTGGTATTGCATATTACATCGATTTCGATGGATTAGAAAACATCTTAAAATCAGACCCAGAGTTAGAACAAAAAGATGTTAATGAAACTGAAACAAAAACAACTTACATCCAAGGTGGGGTTGAAAAAACAGAAATAACAGAAAGGTCTTATTATAAAGGTAGGGAGATTGATATCTCTAGATATGAAACCTATAGAACTTTAATGGAGATATTACTAACGTATAATGAAGAATCTGATGATGCGTTAGGACCAGAAAAAGCATTACATAGTACACCACTACCATTTAAAATTGCATTTAATACCTTAGTAAAATACGGAATACTAAAGGAATTATAATAATAAAATAATAATAAATAATTATGTCAGAACAAACTAACAAAGTAACTGAAGAACAAGTTAACAGTGTTATTTCAAAATTAGAATCAAAAGATTTTAATTTGTATTTTTTTACATTAGACACTAAAGGTAACCCAGTGGCTGGTGTTGCCAACATTTATGAACATGTAAAAGTGTTAAACGAATTAGGGTATAAAGCTTATATCTTACATGAGAAAAACGATTATAAGAAATTTGGAGATGATGACCAAAATGGTGTATCAGACTGGTTAGGTTATGAATACGCAAATTTACCACACGTATCTATTGAATCTGGTGTGTTAAATGTTGCTCCACAAGATTTCTTAATTATTCCAGAAGTTTTCTCAACTGTTATGCAACAAAAAGAAGTACGTGCATTACCATGTAAGAAAATTGTTTTATCACAAAGTCCAGAATATATTTTTGAATTATTACCACTTGGTAGAAGATGGACAGATTTTGGATTTAATGATGCAATTACAACATCAGAAAAACAAGCGAACTATTTAAAAACACTTTTCCCAAGTTTAAAAACACATGTGGTTCCAGTGGCAATTTCTAGCCAATTTAAACCAAATAAAAAACCAAAACTACCAATTGTAGTATTACACACTAGAAATCAATCAGACGTAACTAAAATTACTAAATCTTTCTACTTACAATACCCAATTTATAAATGGTTAACATTTAAAGATTTGAGAGGTTTACCAAAAGCACAATTTGCTGATGAACTATCAAAAGCATGTTTATCCATATGGGTTGATGACCAAGCTGGTTTTGGTACATTCCCATTAGAATCTATTGAGTGTGATACACCAGTTATTGCTAAGATTCCAAACACAACACCAGAATGGATGGAAGAGGTTGATGAAAATGGAACGGTATCATTAAAATATAATGGTATTTGGACTAGTTCAACAAATAATATCCCAGAATTAATTTCTACATATATGAAACTTTGGTTAGAAGATTCAGTACCTCAAGATTTATTAGATGGTATGGGTGAAACAAAAGGTGAATATAGTGAAGAAAAACAAGCGGATAAAATAAAAGAAGTTTACGGTTCATTAGTTGGTGAAAGAATTGATGAATTTAAAAACATAATTGGTTCAGTTGTTGAATCAAACAAATAAAAAAATTAATTATGAGTAAAAATGTAACAGTAATTATTCCATTACATGATATTAATGATAATACAAAACCATTATTTGCAAATGCAATCAAAAGCATACATGACCAAGTTGTTAAACCTGGTAAAGTTATGGTTGTAGTACCAAAAGCTAGTGATGCTTTTGATTTTGCAAAAGGATATGATTACGATTCAATTAAAGATTTAGTAACCGTTGTTGAAAACGATGGTAATACTGATTTCGCATCGCAAATGAATTTCGGTGTTGATAAATGTGATACTGAATGGTTCAGTATCTTAGAATATGATGATGAGTATTCTAAAATATGGTTTAAATCAGTTGAAACATATATCGAAGCACACACAGATGTGGATATCTTCATGCCAATTATTGTTGATGTTGATGAAAATGGTTCATTTATTGGTTTTACAAACGAAGCAGTTTGGGCAAATAGTTTTTCAGAAGAATTAGGATACCTAGATAAAGATGCATTATTAACATATCAAAACTTTAATATTGATGGTATTGTTATGAAAAAAGAATTATACCAATCATATGGTGGTTTTAAATCAAATATTAAATTAACATTTATTTATGAATTCTTATTGAGAATGTCTTACAAATCAGCAAGAATTATGACAATACCTAGATTTGGTTACAAACATGTTAACCAAAGAACTGGCTCATTGTTCCATAATTACAGAGAATCCATGAACCCAGTTGAAGCCAATTGGTGGTTAAATAAAGCTAAATCTGAATTTTATCACGAACAGGATAGAGAGATAAGTTATACAGAATAATATTTAATTATGGCTAAACAAAGGGGGCGAAAAAGAACGAATGATTTATATTTTGGCCCAGAAGAAGAAGCAGCTGTAGTTAGATTTTTAGAATGTAACGATGAAATAGAAAGGAATGCAATCTACAATCAATGGTTAAGAAAACCATTTGATAAAATGATTGAATCGATAATCAGAAGGTATAAATTATATAGAAAGGGTGTCTCATTTGAAGATTTACATTCAGACACTCTTTCCTTCTTGATAACAAAAGCGGATAAGTTTGATAAAGATTCTGGTAAAAAAGCATATTCTTACTATGGAACAATTTGTAAACATTATATTTTAGGGCTACTAATAAAGGATGATGGTTCTCTAAAACAATTATATTCATATGAAGATTTAACTCAATCATATTTAGATGGTAGGGAAGATTTACAATATGAAATAGAAGATAAAGATTTCACATTAGATAAATTTATATTTAATTTAACTAATAATATAAAAGTAGAAATTGATAACAATGATAACCTTCCACCTAAAAAAAGGTTGAATGATAATGAAATAAAGGTTGGTTACGCATTAATTGATATATTAGAAAATTGGGAAAAAACATTAGACATTATGAATGGTGGACCTAAATTTAATAAAAATTCAGTTTTAGAAACAATGCGAAACTATACCAATTTATCAACTAAAGATATAAGGTCATCTATGAAAAAATACAAAGACATATATTCTATTTTAAAAATGGATGGGCTAGAAAACGGATTTGAATAAAAAAATCCGTTTTTTGTGTATTTATAGATATAACAAATTAAAATTAATTTATATTAAGATGCCTAGGAAGAAAAAGCAAGACGTTAAAATTAATAATGTTGACAGCCTTGAAGGATTATGTCAAGAAGCGTATAATGATGCCTGTGCGCAAATCAATGATGCTCAAAAAACTATTAATGAAATGGTTAATTCAGCAAACCCAGTGGATGTTGATGATTTGACAAAAATAGCAAAAGGTAAAGTTGATGCTTTAAAGGTAAAAGACTCAGCGATAAAAATAAAATTAGAAATTGCTAAATTGCAAAATGACATAATAAAACATAATGGAGATGCCTCAACTGCAATACAAGAAAGAAGTAACGGTTCAGTATCTTTAGATGATTTTGCAAAGGTTAGGGAAATGATTAAGAATGGTCCAAATAAAGAATCTGAAAACAACTAATAATGTCAATATTAGATAAGAAAAATAAAATAATGGCCGATGTTGCATCGTTGAACACCATTAATGAAGGTTTGCCTAAATTAAAAAAGACAAACTCATTTTCATCAATTAATGGTAGCGGTGATTCTGTTGGCTTTTTAATGGACTTAACTAAATCGTTGGTTGGTTATAAGGAGATGATAGACAATTTATCGGATTTCTTAACCAGAAAGTTACCAGAAATAGAATCAGCAATTAAAAAGGATTTAAAGAAAGAAATAAAACAACTATGCAGTTGTTCAGTAAACCCATCAATACCAGCTTGGTTTAGAAGTGGTGGTGCTGGGGTTGTTTTAAATATATCTGATGTTGACTTCTTTGGTATAACTAAAGTAGACCCAGAGAGTCCATACGGAGCGTTAATCTACGAAGATTACCAAGCTGGTGTAAACAGTAAGGATTTTAATACTTTTTTATTTTCAAATATAACACAAAACAAATCAGACTACACACCAAACGGTGGTTCAATTAGTACATGGGGCACATCAACAACAACACAACCAATATTAGACATTAAATTTAGCCCTGTTGGTACAACGGAAAACAATGTTATTAAATTTAATTCTAATGCTAATTATGATAATAAAACATTATATGAGTTTAATGTTAATCTAATCGATAGTATTAGTTTATTTGGGTCACCAGATACTTTAAGCTCTGATAAAATATTAAATTTATTAGTTGATGATTTATTTGGTACAATATCATCTAAAATTAACAAAAGTAAAAGTCAGCTACAAAAAGAAGAAGAAATAAAAGAATGTTTGAATTGTATATTAAATTCAGATGATGGTGAAGCAATTGATGATAGTTTTTTTAGCTTTTCAAATGAACAATTAATAAAAATAAATGAAAAAGCTAATAATAGAAAAAATGGTGTGGGTATTATTGATACCTATGATAATAGGGAAGTTTCAGTACCAATAGATTCATTATTACAAACAACACAAAATTTTTCAGATGCAACATCAAACACAACATCACCAATACCAATATTAGAACAACAACACACATCAATTAAAAATGCATTAAATACATTAGCTGATTTACAAGCACAAAATGAAACATCAGAGGATAAAAATACAGTAAAAAATAATTTTTTATTAGAGCTTGTTAAATCTTTAGCTAAAGGTATAATGACCATCGTTATGTCACCAAAATTAATTAGTGTTTATGCGATAAACTACCAAATATTATATGGTCAAAATGAAACATATGATGGTCCAATTGATTTTATTAAGAAAAATAAAAACTTAATAAAGTCTTTATCTAAAACAATATTAGAACTAGTTATAAAATTACTATTAACTTTAATTATAAAATTTCTTAGTAAAAAATTATCACAAAAATTTGCACAAGATGAAATAGAAAGGGGTAAAAATTATATAGCCCAAATTTTGAGCTTAATTGGTACACCACCAGAAATAATAAGACAGATACAAAATATATCATATGTCGCAGTTTAAAATTTAATAATCATGGCACAAGATTGTAAATCAACACAAAAAAATATACCAGAAGCAACCAAAGGCTTGACTTCTATAACTAAAATATTAAATTTATTATTAGGGGTATTTAATTTGGGTCAAAAACCAGCACCAGAAATACCACCTTTTTTATTATTGGCTGGAGCCAAATTAAAACCAGGTATGAGTGGTAGAAATTTAGCTGCAAACATAATATCTAGGATGGAATCTGAAGCTGGTATACCAATGGGTGATATCTTTGCTGATGGGCCAAATAAAACGGCTGCGGCTATGTTAGTACAATGTCAAGAAATGGTATCACATATACAACAAAATGCAAAGGTGACAACCGTAATACCACCAGGTTCAATATTATTTCAAGGGACTGGAGCTAATGCTGGTGGACCATTTGTAACAAACGGTTCAAATATATTACCAGCGATAACAGACGGGGTAATACAATAAATTATGAAAAGTGAATGGGAAGATAAAACCAATGATGAAATTGTAATTGCATTAAAACAATTGCAAATGGATTATGATGCTCAAAAATTAAAAACAGTTAAAGAATTTGATAAACTAACTGAAATTGAGAAGATTTTTATAGAAGCTTCTTCAGTTATTACTGAAAGAATGAAAGGTAAGAAATGAGTATAGATGGTAAATATGTAACTGGTGAAGGTTCGTTTTTTGGTGGCGCAAATTCATACTTTAAATCTATACAATTAGGTCAAGTTGTTGTAGCATCAAAAGATGTTGATAATAAAATTGTACAAATACCAGTAACACAAACTGACCCTAATCAAAAATTTAGGGATGAAGCATTCAATATTGACCCATATATTGTTAAATGTAGAATATCTGGTAATAATTTTGATACGCCAATAGATAATGATAATCAATTACCAAACTGCTATCCTCTAATACCAAAATTTGGAGCACCAATACCCAAAAAAAATGAAATGGTTCTACTGTTTATGACTAGCCCAGAAGATAGGTATAGTGATAGATATTATATTGGTCCAATAACATCAGATATAACCCTAATAAACAAACAAACATTATTAGCTGGTGCAACTACAAATTTAAGTTCTGGTTATTATAATAACTTAACTAACCCAACAAAAAACGAAGAAACTAAGGGTATTTATACTGAATACGATAACGAAAATACATTTGTTATAAATGGTAGAAATAATGCTGATATCGTATTTAGAGATAGTGAAGTATTAATACGTGCTGGTAAGTTTGTTGAGAACGATAGTAAAAAATTTAATAATATAAATCCAGCTTATATACAAGTTAAAAATGGTTTTAATTATACCGACCAAGTAAATAATGCAATAGTCGCTATAAGTGGAATTGGGTCACCAAGTAAATCTAAAAAAATTAGTGTAAATAATATTGTTGCGGATAAAATTAATTTATTAACATACAACGGCAGTCCAACATTTGATTTAACAAATAGGGATTTAATTAACAATAAAACCCCATACATTACCGATGACGAACTTAATACAATATTAACTACCGCACATCCAATGGTCTTTGGTGACGTATTATTAGAATATTTAATCGCACTAAGACAGGCATTCCAAAGTCACATACATAATGCTTACGGTATGGCACCCCCAACAGACAATATTAATGTTGGTAGTTCCGTTTCGGCTTTTGGTATAAAAGCTGCTGAATTAGAAAACAAAATGCTATCCAAAAATATACGTATTAATTAATATTCTTAGATAATTAATTAATATTCTTAGATATTTATTAATAAAAAAGAAATGGTAGTAAGGACGTATTTCGATAGAAATAATACAATAATTTATAATAGTACATTAAACACTGCTAGAAACCCAGTGACAGAATTGTTCTATGGTGGTAATGAAGTTAATAGAAATTATTCTAGATTTTTATTTCATTTTGATGAAACTAGATTAAGAGATTTATATAGTGGTGGAACATTCCCAAATCTTGGGTTAATGAGACACACACTTAGAATGACCAACACTGGAGCTTTCGATGAACAATTATTGGGTAAACACACATGTGATGGTAAACAACGTGCTTGCTCATTTGATTTAATTTTATTTAAAATAGACCAGGAATGGGATGAGGGTGTTGGTTATGATTATTTAGACTGTGTTGTTGATGGTGATACAATAGTAACTTCAATATGCCCGTCAAACTGGTTTGAAGCTCAAACAAATGTGTCCTGGTTTAATGGTAATGGTGTATATTCTGGCTCACCATCAAATATAATTGTTGGAACACAACATTTTGAACAAGGTAATGAATCAATGGAAATTGATGTTACAGATGTTGTTAACGCATATTTAACTGGTGAAACTAACTACGGATTAGGGATTGCATTTCCTAGAACATTAGAAGAATTAAATACCTTTGATTACCAATATGTTGGTTTCTTTACCAGACATACACAAACGTTTTATGAACCATTTATTGAAACAACTTACTCATGTCACATAAGTGATGATAGAAATGATTTTTATTTAGATAAATATAATAGAATATATCTTTATGTTAATATAAACGGTAGACCAACAAACTTAGATGATATTCCAATAGTTAACGTATATGATAATTGTGGCTTGATTATATCATCTTATACTCAAAGTCAAATTGTGCATTGCACAAAAGGAGTTTATTATATTGATATAATAGTACCAACTGGTGGAAATAATGAGCCTGGAGTCATTATTAATGATGTGTGGGATGATATTGTTATAAATGGTGTGCAAAGACCAGCAATTGAATTATCAATACCTTTAAGAGACTCTATGGAATATTACAACATTGGTGATGCTGATGATTTACCAAAAAGAGTTGGATTTAATATTTCTGGTATAAATCACAATGAAAAAATTAAAAGAGGTGATATTAGAAAGGTATTAATAAGCACAAGAATACCATATACTGTTAATCAAACTCAAAGAGTTGATAGCTTACAGTATAGATTATACGTTAGAGAAGGTAAAAACGAATATACTGTAATTGATTATCAAGATGTTGAAATGACCGCAACTAATAATTACTTTTTACTAGATACCTCCAGTTTAATACCTAATACTTATTATTTAGATGTTAAATATGAATCTAATTTAGAAGTGTCAACAAATAAAGAAGTATTAAAATTCGATATCGTATCTCAATCAGAATTAAGAATAAGTCAATAATGAAAAGTGAAATAAAATATAAAGTTAGGTTAGCACTAACAGAACATGAACACCACAATAATCAATTATTGAATGAATCACTTATTATTGAAAACTTCTTATCATCAGCCAAAGCTATGGTTGGTAATGCCTGGAATAAAGGTGTTGAAACAATTAGTAACGCTAAAGATTTGGCATATGTATTTGGTAAAGTATCAGCAGATGAAAAATTAGCCAAAACAACTAGTGATTATTTTTTCACAGTATTTAAAAGAACAACTTTAAAAGATTTATATGATAAATTAATAAAGTTAAAATTGGTAGATGTAAAAGGAAAAATTGAAGCTTTAATATCTAAAATTGAAAATGGCTCATATAGTGATAAAATAAAATTTTTAGTAGGCTCAGTTGTTGGCTCAATAGTATTATATTTAAAAAAATATATAGATGAATTAGCTAGTAAAAAGGGTGGTATTGAAAAAATAAGAAATTTTGCATTAAAATTTTTAGGTGTTGTAGTTATTGGTGAAATAATTAATAGCTTAACAAATATTAATAGTTATTTTGGGTTAATAACTAAGATAGTTGGTGGTGTTTTTATTTTAATCGAACTATTAAAACCAATCACCGATACAATTATAAATTTTATAAATAGTGGAACCTCATTCTTTTTGGCAAAAGAAAATATTGATTTAAATAAAGATATTATACCTGATAAATAAAAATAACTGAGTTAACTATATAATGGGGCTAAATGCCCCATTTTTTGTTTTTTATTAGTATATTTGTATTATGAATATAATATCTGAATACAAATATGGTAAAGTGATTTATAATTCCAATGATTATTACATTGGTAATTGTATATCCGAATATGGTGAATATTGTGATGATGAAATAATTTTATTATCATCACTAATAAATAAAAATGATGTTGTATTAGACATAGGTGCAAATATTGGCTTGATGACATTACCATTTAGTAAAATGGTTGGTTTTGATGGTAAGGTTATTTCTTTTGAACCACAACCAGAAATATTTAGAATACTTTGTGGCAATGTAGCAATAAACAATATGCGCAATGTTGAAACATATAACTTAGCTGTTGGTGATAGTCAAAAAGTAATAAATGTTCCAATATTAGATTATACAAAACCAAATAATTTTGGTGGTATAAGATTATCAGAAAAGAACGGTATTAACGTAAATCAAATTAGACTGGATGATTTATCATTTGATAAATTAAATCTAATGAAAATTGATGTTGAAACAATGGAAATTAATGTATTAAATGGTGCATATTACACAATAAAAAAACACAGGCCAATTTTATATGTTGAAAATGATAATAGAGAATATTCACCAGCATTACTAGATTTCTTATTGCAAGAAAATTATGATTGTTATTGGCATATAAGTCGATTATTTAAAATAAATAATCATAAAAATAATCCCATAAATGTATTTGAATCAGATTTTATTTGTAGCAATGTTTTAGCAATACCAAATGAAAGAAATTTAAGTTTTAATTTAACAAAAATAAATTCAAATACCGATTGGTTTAAATGATTTATCTAGCCTTTTTTATTTTGTTCAAAATAATCAATAATTGAATTATATATATCTTTTTTGGTTGATTGTAATTTATCGCACCCACCATTCTTTTTATAAAAAATTAATTCACGTTTATATTCATTTAATTTATCTGGGTCAGCCCACTCACCCATATCACCTATTTCAATAAAATTAGTATCGCACATCGTAAGTAACTTAGATTTTAACAAATCTAAAAAAACGTTGGATAAATTACCATCTTTAAGATACCTAGAAAAATGTTTAATATATAAATCCTTGACCTTTTCTGGGCTTCTAAAATACTGATTTATTTCTTTTAATTTATAGGTATCATTATCAATAATCGATGTAACATAATCAACGATTGGCTTCTTAATATTATTAGGAAATTTCTCAATAATTTTATAACCAAAAATATCATTAAGCATGTCCACCAAAAATTTTACCTTTCCAGAATCAAAAACCTTAGTACGTTTAGGTCTACCTTCATCATCGAATTTATAATCAGTTTTAGTAATTAAATCATACAAAACATCATACCTATCATTTTTTACTAAACCTCTAATTATATATTCTTTATTATTATCATTATCACTTATACTTTTATTTAATATTTTGACTAATTCATCCACGCTTTTATTGAAAAAATCTTTATCCGATTTAACCGTATATTGATTCAATACCTTAGATTTATAATATTCTACCCAACCTATTACAAAGTTTTTAAATTTATTGTGGAATTTACCATAAAAATGATAAGAATTACCAAATTCACATATACCAGCCCCTAAAAATCTACTAATTGGGTCTTGTATATTCCAATCACCTTCTTTAATTAAATAGAAAACAATCCCATCACTCTGTATATTATCCCATATGTGCACCCCATAACCCTCAACACCATCAACATCTTTACCAATTAATGTTTGTTTTATATCAGTATAATCTGACAGTGTTTCACAAGATTCTATATTTGGTTTACTAGACATACTAGCAATATCGTGCGAATGTCTTGATACAACCACATATAATTTTTCAGATTCTATTGTTGAATTTGTAATTGAACTAAGGTATTCTGTATATTTTTTGAAAATTAATTTGTCAGATGACTGTAAAACCTTTGTTGCTTTGATAGTTTGCCCGTTTTTATTACTCTTAGCTATATTTTTATCCAAATCAACTAAGCTGTAACCCAACTTACTCAATATTGTGTCTATATCTGCATTTAAATTATCAACAATCTCAACATCAAATTTTAATTTAGGTTCCTTCCTAGTTGGTTGTATTTGTTTACCAGTATTAACATCATAATATAAACGATATATGTTTTTACCAAATATATCTTCTAGTGTTTTGTTAATATCAACATCCAATTGTTTAGACCTTATTTGTTTAGATAAATTTAAATTTATACTTTCAAATAAACCTTCCCTTAATAATTTTTTTATAAACAAATTCATACCTATAAATATCAATATAAAACAAAAAAGGTTAACCCTTTTTTTTTAAAATAATTTAAATTCCCCGAATTTTAAATCTAATTTTTGTGATAATTTATATAGTAATTCATTTATTTCGGTTATTTTTTCATCTAGATTATTATTATTTATTTGGGTGTGTAAACTAAATTCTTTTTTAATTAAATTAGGGTATTCTATTTCGTAATGCTCAATTAATTTTACATAAAAAGATTTAAATTTTTCTGGGATATTAAACTCATTTTTATTTATAACATTAATAAGCAAATTAGGTATTAAGTTAACATCATAAGTACCACCATAATTATCAAACCTTAATACGATTTCAAAATCAACATCAACATTAAAATTTTCAATATTACTCTCATTACCATAATCCCCCAAATGAACTGAAATATTTTTAAATAATTGATTGCTAACTTCAACATCTTTAACTTTTTTGTTATATGTAAATAAAATAAAATTTGAATCAGAATCTGGGTCAAGTTCAAAACGTTTTAAAAAAGGTATTTTATTCATTAATAAATCCGTTGAAACTTCCTCATTAATTAAACCTTTATATTCTAAATACCTTTGTTCAACCAATATATTAGCCATCTGTATGTTTTTTATTTTATCGAATTTTCTCATATTGCTTTTATTTATAAATATCAATATAAACTATAAAAATTTAGTTCCTTTACTCAAATTATCTGGTCCCCACAACGGTTGAAGATTATCCAAACACCAACATAATTTAAACTCTCTATCATCAGTAGTCTCAAATTGAAAACTACTCATTGGTATCTTATGGTCAACATGCCACTCACCATAGTTATCCCATGTCATACCCTCTGTGAACTGTTTCTCTAAATGAGCTATTAGTTCTTCTAACGTATACCCTAATAATTCGAATGTAGAACGATATTTAGCAATATCACGCTCTTTAAGACATGTCCACACAGCCGTCCTAGTATTACATTTTAATCTAAAACTTGGGTCAGTTCTTCGTCTATTTAAATACCATAATCTAGTCTTCTCATTTACATGTTCTCGATTATTATTTCTCCATGTTGAATGATATTCACGTAATTCTTTACGTTTTAATTTTGACCATTGTTTATGGTATTCATTTAGTTTATCTTTATTTTTTTCACGATATTTCTTATCGGAAACTGATTTACCACCAATATTTCTTCGACCAGAAGGTCCAAGTTCAATATTATTCTCCTTTAATGTTCTAATCACAATTGTTTTATGTATACCCATCTTTTTACTTATTGATGGTGTACCCATTAATTCGTTTACGTATAGATTAATACATTCATTAATTTGCTCTGTTGTTAACACTATTTTCTTACTCATATATCTTTTTTTTTACAAAGGTACGAATATTACTTTAATAAGTCAACCATTAAATCGATTATTATTAAATAAAACTTTATAACAACAAAAAAGTCTAACCTTTCGATTAGACTTTTAAGTTATTGATTTATAAGAGATTATCTTAATTCATTAACGTTAAATGTAGGTACACCATCAACTCTTACATGCCCGTAGAAGCGATTGTTGACCACCTTTTTTGCATATCTCGTCATGATACCTTTTACAGGTGCAAAGTTAAACGGATTGTACATTGTAGGAGTAAGTTGCATTGGCACGTATGGTGCGTAGATGTAACCTGTATCTAACAATGATTTTCCTTTATGACCGATAATCATTGAGTAGAATGGTGCATATGGGTCACGATACACTTGGTAACGTCCGCTTAATGAACCGATTCTTTCAATACCCATGTTGTATTGGTCTTGCTCTGGGTTAGCATCACTTACGTGGAAGTATTCTAAATCATCCATGATTGCAGAGATTTCAGAAGATACTACGATAAAGTTAGCACCACCTCTAAGAGTTGATTTGTGAATTTGTGCTGAAATTTGGTTAACTCTAGTGATTAAAGTTTGATTCCAGTCTTTTTGAGTGTATGGTGATGCAGCAGAAGAAGCTTTTCTCCATCCGTTGTAATCCCATCTTAATTGCCATGCAGCAGCTTTTCTTAAGTCTCTTAAGATTTCACGGTCGATTTCAGCAGCAACTTGCTCAGAAAGCATTGCAGTTAATTCAGCTTCAGCATCGATGTTGTGGAATGCACTAACATCTTGTGCTAATTCTGGAGACCATGTAGCTCTTAATTTTCTTTCTTCAACAGAAACAACTACTTCATCCAATTTGAATGATACCTCACCCATTTCAGTTTCTAATTCTAATGAATCGTAACGACCCCATGCGATATCTAAATCACTAGCAACTAATGAAACTAATGTGCTAGATGCACCAGATACGATACCTGTGTAACCATCATAAGTAGATGTAGTTACAGCTGGATGAGTTAAATCTAATTCGATGTACATAACACCAACAGCATCACAAATATCATTGTAATCAACGATACCTCTACCATATTTTTGAGTTACTAATCTGAATGGAATTGATGCACCATTAGCAATAACTGTTTCACCATCTTGGTCAACTAAAGCTTCACCAGCTCCGTTAACAACGATTAAAGATGCTAAGAATGCTTCAGTGTCCATTTCGTTTCCATCTGGACCAGTTAATCTACCAGCGTTAACAGCTGAGAAACCAGAAACAGCAACGATTAAGTTTCTTAAAGTACCGTCAGTTGCCAATGGAGCAGCTGCGAAGTTAGCGATAGTTGTGAAAGTACCGTTAGTACCTAAAGTTTTTAATACACCTGTACCAACTGCGATAGTTAAAGTACCTTTTGAGTTATCAAACATACCATCGTTGTAGAAGATATCGTATAAGTTTTTAGCTGCGAATGGAGTAACAGTACATCCATCAACTGGCTGAACACAACTTGGTAATTGGTCACCCATACCTGTGTGTGCAGAATAAGTTGTTCCGTAAGGAATTGTAGCGTAATCATCACCAGCGTTACCGTTAGCATCAACTCTTGAAGAAGTTTGAGGTACGAAGAAGAACAATTTACCGATTGGCATGTTCATAGCTTGTACAGATACTACAT